TCAGATAGTAACGAACGTCACTCTCAGCGGGACCAAAGTCAGCATTGCAATGAAACCATTGCAGGTATTCGAGCTCTGCTTCTTGTGTGTTTGACATGTCAGGCGCCCATCAGGTAGTGAGCAGGGGCAAAGGGAATGTCGCTTCCGAAGTCGTCTGGTGGTGCTGCTTGCTGGCTTTGTTGTGGTGCTGCCTGTTGCGGGCGTGGCGCAGGATTCGAGCCGCCTTCAGACTTGCCGCCAACCAAGCTAACCGAATTCACACGCACACTTGGATATAGCTTCCCATCGTGTTCTCGCATGGACAGTTCTCCACTAACAGCAACCATCTGACCTTTCAGAAGGTAATCAACCAGCTTACTTTCGGCCTGTTTCCCCCAAAGCGCACACCCCGCCCAAATCGTGGTCGCCTTGTCGCCGTAACCAGATTTAACGGCAACGCTGAAATTCGCTACCGATTGGTCGCTGACCTTGTTTACTTTTACGTCGCCGCCGAGATTACCGGTAAAGGACCAAACGTTCATTGTACAACTCCTTCAGATTGAAATGCTGGTGTTCGGATCTTTTGTTTCTGCTCGTCAGTAAGCTTTCCAGACTGCTCTACTTTCGAAATAATCTGATCCGCTGTCGCCTTGCCGCCGTCGATAGCTGCAATCCAGGCCGGAAGATTAGCATCAAACTTGGCGGCGTCATAGTAGACGACTTCCATTTTTTTGATCAGGTGCGGCTTGCGAACACCGCGACGAGCACTAATCAGCGTTTCGTAATCAGACGCAATGCCTTCAAGCGCTCCAATCTTGATTCCGCCAACCTCAACACCGCCGTAGATAACAGTCGGATCGCCGTACAGCGTGATAGCCTTGCCTTGCCACTTGCTTGACTTGTCGCCCCATCCATCAGGGGAGGCGATGCATTTCAGCATTCCCTTGCTAGGCTTGTACGGCGTTGCCGGACACTCGACCATGTGAACGAACACTGGATGGTCGCGATCCCCTGGAGTTACCTTGGCTACAGTGAACGTCTGCGGGCCAGAGATAAAATTTTCATAGTTCAATTGGTCCGATTTAGGCTTCGTTGCTGCGCGGATATCCACATCTTCACTCATTCTTCTGCTCCAAAATCGATTTCTACTTCGTCGTTTTTCTCAAGCGCCCAAAACGGAAGCCCGATCAATTGTTCTTCTGAAGCGCCATCGTAACCGTCCCATACTCCGGATTCAAGGCAATTCGCATAAATATTCAGCGCGGATCGGTATTGCTCGCGACCAACAGCGATCGACTCATCATCAAGCCGATAGCACATGACGTTATGCGGCGCCTTGCTCTCTACGGCAATGAACCCGAATCCATCCAGCACGTCGCCAGTCGCCCAGTAATAAGTGTCGAGGTAGAACGCAGCCTGGAATGCATACCCGTACTTGGCAATCGCATTACTAAACCCACGCGGACTAGCATCAGTCGTCGTCTTCAAATCCGGCGAGAACCTACGATCAAGCAGCCGGTCGAATCGGCAGCGAACGAGGATTCCTGTCTCTGGATCTTTTGCGTATACCGACAACTCGTTACGACCCTGCTCCTGATACAGCCACTTGTTCGCGACCGGGTTAGCGCGGACTGCTGACTGCATTGCGCTGATCTGGCTAGCATCAGCCGACACAAGCACGTTGTCAGTGCCGTTAGCAGCACATAGAGCCTTGTACTCAGTAGAGCGACGATCTTTGCCATCAGGTAACGTGACGTACTGCTTGGCGAACGAATCCGGCTCAAGGATGGCTGAGTGGGTAGCGCTGCCCATAGCCATCGCAGCGGTCTGTTTGAATTCGCCATACTTGAAGTGCGCCGGACTGACTGCGATCTTCTTCAGCCCAGTGCAGCTAATGCCGGGTCCTGCGTGATACTCGGCATTAGAAATCTGATCAGCCGTGTAGATGCCTGGTTTCATTGTCCATTGTGCGATTGCTGTCACTGTGTCATCCCCCAAAGTTTAACTAGACGCATGTATCGCTCACGTTTTGCATCCGTAATAGTCAGGCCAAACTTATCAGCCTCGCCGATGATTGCTGTCCAGATTGCGTCGCGGTAGGTCATTACCAGTTACTCCGAGTTCCAGATTCACCTTGACGCATGGTGTGATCAGTCCAGTCACCATTGCAGCCGCATTTGCAGTGACGAATAGCAGGATCGATTGCTCGCTTGCCTTCTTCTACTTTGTCTACCTTGCCGCCTTTGTTCTGAAAGGCTTCCATCATTGCCGCTAATTCTGCCTTGTTCATTTCAAACCCTCCGATTTATTTGTAAGCCAGAGATTAGCCCGCCACTTTCCCCGAGTCAACAAAAAAGGCCAACTATTTCTAGCTGGCCTTTCTGTTCTGCGGAGAACTCTTTACGCTTAGGCGGCAACCTGCTTGCGGATCTCTTTCGGAACCTTGGATTGGAAGCGCATCACGAGCTTGCGTAGTCGCTGCTCGAAATCGTCCTTGTCGTCGTCGTTGAGGTGTTCTATGACGACTATTGCGTCATGCCATAGGGCGCCGTTCATTCGAGCCCCAGCTTTCACCAGAACGCCTTTAAGCTCTGGGTCTTGGATGCGTTCGACAGGCTTGGCGAGTTCTTTACGCTTCTCGGCAACAGCATCAACCATCTGCCGCACCGTTTCGAACTCAGTCACCTTCATCTCGTACTTATACGCCGCCCGGAACATCGAGGCATACTGCTTAACCGCCCTCGGTGCCGGAGTCAACACCGAACCTGGCACCGGTCGACCAATCACGTTCGACCATCCGTTCTCTTCGTAACCAACAGCTAACCACGGATTGAATTTCTCCAGCGTGTCTATCTGTTCTTCCTTGACTAGCTTCATAAAGGCGCCTGCTACATTGTCCAGCTTGTCGCCCTGCTCAGCGATCTGTTGAAGAACCAGTGCTTGCTTGCTTTTAGTAGTAGTCATCATGATTTTCAAAGCCTCTCGTGTGGTTAGATCCTTATTTCAGATTTGGGGCCGCGTCTTGCTGCCCCTTGATCTAAGGCTAGCTCAGCAATGAGATGTTGCAAAGACGATTTGGTTATAACCGACGAGCGGTTTATAGCAACGAAAATCTAAGTGTTTTCCGGAGAAGTGTTTTGAATTCCATGATATGATGTGTCACCTAAACCAGACGAGGGTTGTCAAATGTTGACACTTCCTGACATTGTCAGACAGCTACAGCACATGAATTACGCAGAAGTCTCCCGAGCAACAGGCATCAGCAGGCAGAAAATATGGGCTATCGCAACTGGCGCAACAGCAAACCCTGGAATCCTGACCGCTCAAAAGATCTCGGAGTATCTGGAAGCGCGCAAATGACAATCCAACCAATCGAGACCGTCTACCAAGGATACAAATTCAGAAGCAAGCTAGAGGCAAGATGGGCTCTGTACTTTGACCTTGTCGATGTTGCTTGGGATTACGAGCCGGACGGATACGACCTTGGATCCATTGGGTGGTATCTGCCAGACTTTTACCTGCCGGACTTCAATGCGTTCCTTGAGATTAAACCGAAGAATGGAGACAAGGATAAGGTTCGATCACAGCTTAAGCGGCTTACCGAGGTTACCGGGTCTGCTGCATGGGGTTTGTTTGGAGATCCCTACGACCATAATTGGGTCTCTCTTTGCTTGTCCGATGGAGTGACTCCGTCTATCGGATATCAGGTGCTGCCTGCCGGCTGGCACGAGAAGTGGACCGATATGCAGATTTGCTTTGTTCGGCTGTCAACCGGAGAGCAGGTTGTTAGCCCATGCACTGGCAAAGAGAAAGAATGGATGGCAATCGGAAACGCAAAGCAAAAGCTTGAGGCTAGACAGGCAAGGTTTGATCATGGTCAAACTCCGAAGAAAATTAAGGCATCAAGCTTGAAAAAGAAAGAGAGCGCAGTAGCGGCTCTAGTCAGTCTTCGTGAAATGCTTAAACGCTAAGGAGGCCGAATGGCTGGCGATTGGATTAAGTTTGAACTGTCTACGTTTGAGAAGACGGAGGTTTATCAGGTGGCAGACCTAGCAGGCATCGACGAGGATGCGGCGATAGGTAAATTACTGCGGGTTTGGGCTTGGTTTGACCAGCAAACAGAGAATGGTAACGCTCCAAGCGTTAGCAAAAGGTTAGTAGACCGTTTGTGTGGCGTTAATGGCTTCTGCGATTGCATGATAAAAGCAGGTTGGATGATTGAATATTCGGAAGGTGATCTGCCTTTTGTGGCCCTTCCTAACTTCGACAGACACAATGGTAAGACGGCAAAGAATCGAGCTCTGACCGCTAAGCGCGTGGCTTTGCACAAGGTTAACGCTACGCTAACGCAAGGTGCGTTACCTAAAGAAGAGAAGAGAATATTAGAATCAAGAGCTCTTGTCGCCGATGACTCGGCAACCGGTGTTGATGATCTGTTCTCTGGAGAACCAATTACTCCTGTAAAGCCAAAGGCCAGGGCTAAGCCGGTTGTAGATTACGAGGCGATCATGGCCTCTTACAACGAGCTCTGTGCAGGCAAAGGAAAGCTGATTGGCTGCGACAGCCTAAACGCTGAAAGAAAGCGATTGATAGATAAAGCTATTGAGCTTAAGATCGCAGGAGAAAAGCCGTTCAAGGAATATGGAATCGAGTACTGGAGGGCCTACTTCTCGATTTGCCCAAACGACACTCATTGGTGCGGCGTGAATGACAGGGGCTGGAGAGCTGACTTCACGTTCGTACTGAAGGAAAAAAACATAATCGCGGCACTGGAGAAGAACAATGGTTGAGAGGGAGCTTTATTCGCAAGAGGCAGAGCACGGTGTTATCGGCGCTCTTATGATTAAGCCTGAGCTTTGCGAAGAGATTGCAGCATTCCTTGGGCCGCAGGATTTTGCTTACGAGGACAACAGCACTCTTTACTCAATGATCTTGGCCTGTCATTCAAAGCAGATCAGCCCTGACCCAGTCACACTGATGGACCTACGACAAGATCTTCCCAGCGGCGAGATGACTATCATCTACGCTGCTGACATCATGCGCAACGTGCCAAGTGCTGCAAACGCGATAACGTATGCGCGGATTGTTCTTGAGCGATCAACTGCACGAAAGCTTCAATCACTTGCTATGCAAATATCTGAAATTGCGCAGTCACAAGGCAAGATCGCTGATCAGGTCGCACAGGCTCAGGCTCTCATCATGAGTCTTAATGTGGGCGATGATAAGCCTGATTTTAAGCAAATAGGGGTGGTGCTTGACGAGCTAATGGATCGTATTGAGCTTCGCCGGTCCGGCCAGGGTGATCTTGGTCTTGATTTCGGGCTTGAAGATCTTGATAAGATCATTCGAGGAATTAGACGTAGCCATCTAATCATTATTGCTGGTCGTCCTGGTACTGGCAAAACAGTTCTAGGCATGGGGCTTGCGGAGCGCTCATCGATTATCCATGGCAAGAACACGCTAGTTTTCTCTCTTGAGATGGCTGATATTGATCTTGCGCAAAGAACGCTCGCTTCTGTATCGGATATCCGGATTAACGATATTGAGACCGGCGATGCTTTTGATGATCCGGAGACGGCAGGCAAGATAATGTCAGCCGCGCTGAAGCTGAAGAATTCAAATCTGCATATATGCGAAAAGCCGGCGCTAATGTTTAGCCGCATCTGCAACATGGCAAGGTTCCAGCACAGAGCAAAGCCGCTAGACCTTATCGTGATTGATTACATTGGCCTGATCGTTGGAGACCCATCAAAGAACATACAGAACCGAAACCAAGAGCTCGGTGCGATCAGTCGCGGCCTAAAAGCTTTGGCAAAGGAGCTGAACGTTCCTGTGGTTGCTCTGGCGCAACTTAACCGTGGCATCGAGGGTCGTACTGACCCAAGGCCAAAAATGAGCGATCTGCGCGACTCTGGCGAGATTGAGCAAGACGCAGACGTAATCATCATGGCGCACCGAGATATGCAATCTGAACGAGGCGTTAATGGTATTACCGAGGTGGAGGCGGTAAAGGTTCGCCACGCAAAGCCTGGCTTCTGTCTGCTTCAATTCCATGGTGACAGGGCAAAATTCGAAAATGCCGTCCAGTCCAACTATGAGGATCGCGAGGAAGAGAGGGCAGCAAAGCCTAAGAATCCAAAAGACTTCAAGAAGAAAGATCAGGAGCCAACTTACTAATGGAGAGCGACAATGACCACATCTGCTACACCTGCTGGATCTCTCAACTTGGCAACCCTTTCGACTGCCGAGCGCGAGACCATCGAGAGCCACAAAGAGGAATGTCTCCAGAGATGGAAGGCAGCCAACCAGCACGCCAACCAGATCTATTTGGGACTGAAGTCAGGCAAGAAACGACTATGGGCAGAGCGCGAATTAAAGACTAGGCCCGACATAGAAGCCGAAACACGGCGCCAACTGAATTTATTGCTGAAGGTTAAGAAATGAAAATGGCAGACGAACTGGAATACGCAAAAGCAGAGATCGAATACCTCAACCAGTGCTTAGAGATCAAGAATGCTGACTGCCCTGATCGCGCCACACTGCCAGGTATCGCCGGCTACAAGAAGGTCTTTCAGGTGTTCATCACTACCGAGTGCGGATGCGACATTGAGGAAGGCGAGTACGGCGTAACGATCATCAACATGTTCGATTCTTTTCTTGAGTCTGGTGATTTTGAGCTGATCGAAGAGGCTATTGCCGAGGTTATCGGTGATTTGACACTGCCAGAGGAAGGTCAGACACCATTTATCGTCTATGAGGCAGGAGAGCGGCAAGATGTGTTCTGGTGCAAATACTATCTGGTCAAGATGGATTCTGGCGAATGATAGAAATCACCGTGCCATACCCTCCCAAGGAGCTCAACCCTAACAAAAAGCTCCATTGGGCTGCAAAGATGGGATACATCAAGATGTACCGTGGCACCTGCAAGGCCATAGCAGGCGAATCTAGCCACGATGTGCCAGATGGCGACCTCGTGCTAGACCTTGAGTTCTTTCCGCCTGACAAGCGCCACAGAGACGACGACAACATGATTGCCAGCTTCAAGTCGGGTAGAGATGGGATTGCTGAAGCTCTGGAGATTGACGACGTTCGGTTTCAGCTTAGGGTCCGGACTCGTGACAAGTTTCCAGGCGGAAAAGTCGTGGTGAAAATCTACGAAGACGTGGATTAAGTGCTTGACGCCAACCCAGCAGCACCGTAAATTGTTTTCACATTCAGAGGGAGTACAAAAATGATTGAGTGGAATGGAGTATGGCCGCCAGCAGTTGGTTCGGTTATCGAGATTAGCTCTCAAGGTGCTGACTGGGGAGTTGCAACAGTTCAATGGACTGCTGACAACGTGATTGTATGGCGCTGGGATGGTCAGGCCAAAGGTCAGGCATGCGCTTGCTACAAGCATGAAGTAGAGCTTCGACCCATTCACACCGAAGAACGGCAAAGGGTCATTGCTGATATGACTGAGATCGCCGGTGGTACGTACGCGCCTAGAGACGCAATCATTCAGCGCCTTTACGAAGCCGGCTACCGCAAGTAATTGTTTTCCAGAGAACAGTTAAATTGAGAGTTTGGAGGGGTGTGATGGATATGCGGATTGAATTTGAAGGCGCGATGGCTAAGCAGTTGTCGTCTGAAGGCTACAGTGATTTCTCAATCGAGATGATGTTTGAGCGCGGATCTGATAACGAATATCGATCTATTCGCGTTAATGGCGCTTACTGGGGCTGGCAGGCATCACGCGAATCGCTGGTATTTGATCGCGTATCTGACGAACTATATGGAATCAACTCAACCGAAATTGTCCGATGTGTTAACGACGAATGGTGCGACATGCTTAAAGAACAAGGAATTACCTGGAAATGACCCTAAACGACCTACTCCCCATCCTCCTAGCCGCCTACGACACTCACGGCGGCGAACTAAAGCTAGGCACAGGGTTTGATGACCATAAGCCTATTGTCGGCGTGCTTATCTCTCAGCTTGAGTGTGACTGCGAGCTTGGGAAGAAAGGGGAACTGTTTGTGGATTTTTATTGAGGTGATGGAATGAGCGAATATACGAAGGGGCCTTGGAGAATAGGTAGTAAATTTGAAATCGGCCCAAGAAGCGATGCGGACGATCAGTCGTTCGGAATGATTGAACCGTTGGCTGATGTGTACGGCGATAATAGAGATGCTGATGCTCGCCTAATCGCCGCCGCACCAAAGTTGATCGACGCACTACAAATGCTCATCGATTACGCAGACGATAGCGACGGTTGCCAATACGGAACTCTTTCTACAGATCTGGTCCGCAACATTGCACAACAAGCTATTGATTTAGCAACAAAATAGCTTGGCATTGTATACAATCCTGACCAAATATTCGCCTTTTGTAACACTATAACAATCGGAGTGGGAAATGAAGACGATTCGAGAGCGTTTTGAGGAAATTTGGCCGGTGCCTGAGGGTGTGTATTGGCACGAAAAGCATGGCCTGTATCTGCCATATGGCGATGACGACCAGCTCGCATGCTATGAGTGGAATGACCGCCTCGACACCTTCACCCGCTGCCAGGAGACGACGGCAGTTTCAGCAGAAATCATATTTCACGCTAGCAACCTTCTAAATTATGTGCGTGACAAATACGGCGTTATAGGTGATGATTTCTCGTGCGAACACATGCGCGGTATTGCGGCGGCAATGAATAGGATAAAGGAATGAGCAATATTCAAGGTTACGTAATCGTTAACAAAGAAACCGGGCAGCGCTGGGGGTCGTGCTTCGATTCGACTGGTGGTGCAAAAACTAGCTGGCATGGGGAATTTGTGCGCAGGACTGGATATCCATCGCCACACATGCGCCACTTGACAGGCAAGAAGTTTGACGATCAGGACGAGTACGTCATCAAAGCACTGGTTATTATGGAGTCGTCAAAATGACCGCACTACCCGGACAACTGGAATTGGCTACCGTGATCAGCCATCAGCGATACCCTGCAAACGTGATGGACGTGCAAGACACCCACAAGCCAGCCGGTGTGCGCCTGGCTAAGATGCTGGCGCAGTATGAAGACTCACCCTCATCGCAATTGTGGGGCGATATTCAGCGGTTGGCGCGGGAAATTTTGAAATGAGCGCTAAGTGGTGGTGTCTATTCGGCGTTCACGAGTACAAGGTTGTTGATAGCGGTCCTTATGAGCTAAGGGATTCGTGGGGTTCAGTTAGGAACGGTCAATGGATGAATTTGCAGTGCAAATGCTGTGGAAAAGTAAAATACCGAAAACTGGTTTAATTTTTGTTGACGCAAAACCAAAAGGCTCCTAATGTGAGCCTTTCTTTTTGGATTATTTTTGGAGGGGTTATGAAATACATAAACATTGAGTGTCAGAGGTTCTCGGTTGCGCACCGTTACGCTCGTGAAGATAGCGGTATTGAGATGGTTGTTGAGGTCGACCAGGCTGATGTTATTCGCCAGTTTACGGCTAAGGAAATTGTTGAAGCCTTTGATATTGGTGGCCTGCTCGATGAGATTGGGCTTCTTATCTGTCTTGAGCATTTTACAGAGCAAAACGGAATGACCATGGAAGACTTCAAAGAGATAATGGAGCGAGCAAAATGACCATCTCAACCACAACCCTAAAAAACGCAGCCTTCGCGATTGAGTGTGACCTGTGGACTGATCCAGCTACGGGCGCGAACTACCTGGCTAAGGATGGGGCTATTCTTAGGCGGTGGGAGCCTGAGACGTCGAGCGCGGATTCGTTTGAGCTGGCATCAGACCTCAACATGACGCTTCGGTTTGACAGCATCGTTTATCGATCCGTTGCGGTATATGGAGATGGCGAACGGTGCATGGAGTACTGGTCAAGCAATGATAAAAGTCAGGCCATGCGCATAGCCGTGCTTAGGGCAGCTAGCTACATTGGGGAATCACTATGCCAATAATCGCTTGCACATGGTTCGCGTTGACGTATATTCTGCCTGCCGTTAAGGTGAAAATTAGTTATTGGAGGGGTGTATGACATACGACGAAGAAGTTAAGGCGCTGGAGGCTAAGTACAACTGGACGCTTGAGGAGGCTGCCGACTGCGGATGCAACTATCATCCGGATGGGCCGTGCGAACACTGCTGGGGGCTTGGCTGGGCAATTGGAGGAATTAAGGTCAAGGCGACTATCAGTTCTCCGGAGAACCATTCCTGATGCCAATCGTGAACCTCCATGGGCTCGTTCTAGACGTAGATATCACCTACGCCAACTACGAGCCATCTACACGCCACGCAAACGGCTACAGCGAACTAGAATGGACATGCATCAGCGGCCAGGACGAGATAGGCGAAAATATTTCCACTTCAGCGCTTGACTTAATCTGCAACGAGTATATAAATGAGATCGAACGCGCCATTTGGGCGCAGATAGAGGGGAATAGATCATGAGCATCACAGTCAAAGCCGCACGGGAAGCACTCGAAGCGGCACAATTGGCCTATATCAGCGCCGACGTTACCCATCCAACACAAATCATCACCACTAAAGAAGCACTCACCAACGCCCGCCACGAGTACTGGAACGCATGCGCCGCATTCTGTACTAAACTCGAATTCTCGGTCGATCTGGCCGAGGTTCACGAGAATCTGATTGCGCAGGGGCTTTGGGTATGAGCGAGTTGCAGGCTGGAATGTTGGCGATGGTTACTGGATGCGATCGCAATCCAGCGAACATCGGAATGATTGTTGAGCTAGTTAAATTGGTTCAGACTGATGAGACATTCAACGGCATGACGTTTGGCGGATCCAAGCCGTGTTGGATGATTGAGGCAAAAGGACTTAAGTCCTTATTCATGGACGGCACTATTGTCGATAACAATTATTCATTTGCCTTGCCTAGTCACCTTCTACCAATCAAACCAGAAGCTGACCCACTAGACGTAACACACAAGGAAGAACTGCATGCATGAAATTATCAAGGAGATGCAGGCTAGAGGATGGTCTTTGGCCTTGATCGCCGCAAGAAGCGGTGTCAGCCAGAACAGGCTTGAGCGAGGAGTGTTTGGTGTTCGTGAAGAGCGAGCACTGCTCCGACTAGCTGAAGAAGAATGTGGCATCAACCTCGACGACATGGAGACACAAGAATGAACGCTTTTGAACTGGCATACGAAAAAGAAATGAACGAAATCTACTCGGCATATGGAGAGGAAGCGGTTTTTGATACTGGTGTCGCATTCCGCAAGAATGAAGACGGTAGCTATGTCGGGCAGATGGTTGCAACTGCTCATTGGGGATGGGAAGCTGGGCGTAAGGATATGGAGGCTGACAAGTGAAATCGACCGAATTCCTACAGGCAGCAATCGACGTTCAGGCTGAGCGCGGCAAGCAGTACGACAAGCCGACTGGCGAGCGTTCAATGGGCGCAACAATCAGCGCGTTCAACTGCATCACTGGTCGCACACTTGAAGAGAGTGACGGCTGGCTCATGCTAAGCCTCCTGAAGCTCGTCAGGCAGGCGCAAAACCCCGAGCAATACCATCATGACTCCGCGCTTGACTTCGTGGCTTATGCGTCACTGTACGCCGAGGCAGCTAGTGAGCAGTGTGGGCAGCTAGAGGAGAAGGAAGTAGCCAGCGCATGGCTTGAATGGAATGGAGACGATTCATCACCGGTTGCGAAAGGCGTTCTGGTAGATGTCAGATACACCGATGGCGACGAGGCTTATTCAATTCCTGCGCTTACTATGGGCGACTTCAAATCAAGAGACGGGGATCCATGCGGTGCCGAACACTGGCATGGAATTACAGCCTACCGCCTAAGCCCAACGAGCACAGCCCAATGACCGAATACAACGAGCAGCGCGTAAAGGAAGCTCTTGCAGTGGGCGGCACGAACCAGTCGATGGCAGATATGCTTGGCGTGAATGAACGGACTATGCGGCGGTGGAAGGCTAAGTTGGCTGTGTCAGGTTACTCGCCAGAGCATGATATGACTCGGCAATGCCCTGATGGCTTCAAGGTTAAGGGCGTGTCTAGCCTGTACAACAAGGACGGCATACTCTCTGCTCAGTGGGTAAAGACAACCACTGACGACGAGCGCCGTCTACAGTTGCTGATGGAAACGGTATCAGCACTCAAGGAAGAGATCCCGGCAGTTCGCGCAGTAGCTCCACCAATCGCCAATAACGAAACCCTGCTTAACGTCTACACCATCTCCGACTATCACTTCGGTATGCTCGCCTGGAAGCCTGAGACTGGCGACGATTGGGATACCGATATCGCCGAGCAGATGCTTATCAACTGGTTTGCTCAGTCGATTAGCCAGGCTCCTGATGCGTCATCGTGTGTATTCGCGCAGCTTGGCGATTTCATGCACTTTGACGGGCTGGAGAGCATCACGCCGAGCAGCGGACACAACCTTGATGCAGACACCCGCTTCAGTCGTCTAGTGCGCGTAGTCATCCGTACAGTGGCTCGTATCGTGGATATGCTGCTCGCTAAATATCCGAAAGTGTTCATGCTAATGGCAGAAGGAAATCACGACCTTGCATCGTCTGTATGGCTTCGTGAGCTGTTCGCTGCCCGCTACATGGATGAGCCACGCATTACCGTTGAGACGCGACCTGACCCGTACTACTGCTATGAGCACGGTCTAACTAGCCTGTTCTGGCACCACTCCCACAAGCACCGGATGGCCGGTATCGATTCTGTATTCGTCGCCAAGTTCCGCGAAGTGTTCGGGCGTACCAAATTCTCCTACGCGCACACGGGACACCTGCACCATCGTGACCTTAAGGAAACCAGTCTGATGATCGTTGAGCAGCACCGCACCCTGGCTGGCGCTGACGCATACGCAAGCCGTGGCGGATGGATGTCTGGTCGCAGCTCTACGGTTATCACCTACCACAAGGACTTTGGCGAGGTAAGCCGAATCACCGTATCGCCTGAAATGCTGCATTAATTGCGATTAGGGATTGACCGCGCTAACCACGCGGTCTAACCTAAAAGAAATCACACAGGAGGGGCGAATCATGTTTTACCTAGGCATATTCCTAATCTTGATCGTAATGGTGGCGCTGTTCGTGTTCAGCTCTCTACTGATTGGTGTTCGAATCACAGCGCTTATCTGGCTGACTGCTGCTGTCGTAATGGCTGCGTTTACTTATGGGTTTTATATGATGGTTGAGGGTAGTTTATGAAAAAGTATCCATGGGATGATGAGGTTGAAATTGATTGGAGTCAGGACTGGCAAGGAATCGTAAGTCAGTATCAAGACCGTTATTTCTACGCAAAAGACAAACTGATTGGCTAGTATTTCAGAGCTGCGCGGCTTAAGATTTGCTGCATTACAGGCTGGTCATTTGCTGCAATCCTTTTTTATTGCCTTGTGGCGGTGTCTGTATGATCAACGTAATCGTAAAATGGAAACAAGGCGCACCTGAGTCATTCAAACCTGGCCAATTCCTCCTATACGAATCCGGCGACTGGGAGTTGGTAGGCAGTCAGACTGCGCTAACTAGTACGCAGAAGATCGTCAAGCACACGACGCTGATTGAGGCGCATGAGTTGGAGTGGTTGCAGTCTATGGCGGTTGAGCGGTCTTTGGGGGTTAAGTTATGAGAAAGCCTGAATGGAAAGATGCTCCTGATTGGGCGATGTTTCTCGCGCAGGATAAGGACGGGTGGTGGAGTTGGTGGAATATTGCGCCTGTATCCTGTGATGTTGCAGAATGCTGGAGTCAGGGCAAGCCAATGGAGAATTATAAATATGAGGATATCTGTGCGAGCTTGGTATTCGGAGATTGGAAAGAAACACTGGAGCCGCGCCCATGACAACCCTAATCGCAATCTATCTGGCGGTCGGCTTTTTCTCGTACTGGCCGCTGGTATGGCATCACGGCGTATACGAAAATGTTAATGGCGACCAATCGATATGGCCTTGGATCGCAGCATGGGCAGTCTGGTCAGCATTCTGGCCTTATCGTTACGCAATGGATGCTTGGTACTGGTGGAGGGCGAAGAAGTGAGCGAGTGGATAAGTATAGATGCAGAGTTGCCAATCCAGCTGTCAGGCAATGTGTGCATGTATGAAACAATTGATGTCATCTTGACAGATGGAGTTAACGTTGGCTGCGGAGAGTTTGTGACCGGCTGTTATGAAAAAGTTTGCGGCAAAGAGGTTTGGCATGAGTTCAGGTCTAATTACTTCATTGCCACACATTGGATGAATCTTCCGGAGCCACCAAAATGACAACAATTCACGACATCGACGCAATCAACGCCGAGGCCATGATGACCTTGAGCGAGATTGGCTTTGCTGCTTACGAGCGGTTCCGAGACAAGGCTATGCATGGTGATAAGGGCTCGACACTTCGAATCAAGCTGAAGTCCTGGCTTTCTGATCGGGCACAGACCGAACGCGATCTTGAGCTGAGAATTAAATGCGCACCGATGTATAAAGCTATGGCATAGCATGTGTTAGAATTGGTGCGCGCCTAGGGAATGCAACCCGAAAGACCCTTTAGCAAGGTTTGGCGCAAATCAATCAAGCTAATCACGTGGACGCTAAGCCATGCCAGAACAGATTCATCTGCACCTAATTTCGTACAAGCAAGCAAAATTCGCTGGTCATCAAAAATACTTCGATGGTTCATCGTGTTTCAAAGGTCATCTTTCAGAAAAGACCTTGGGCGGCGGATGCATAGCTTGTCGTGCCGAAACAAAGAAGCCAAAGAAATCAAGGCCATATGTTCCCGCGACAACAGAAGAGAAGATAGCAGCCAAGAAGATTGGTGCAGCCAAATATAGAGCAGCGCATCCAGAGCAAAAGAATGCTGATAATGCGAGGCGCAGAGCTAATCGCCTAAGAGTTGACGGAAAATTCATTGGAGAGCACATCCTTAAGATGCTTGATGTGCAGGAAGGCAAATGCAGTGCATGCTTTACCTGGCTGGTAATCGATGGGAAAAACAACTATCACGTCGACCACATCATGCCGCTTGTACTAGGCGGCTCTAACTGGCCTGACAATCTTCAGCTTCTATGTCCGAGATGCAACATGAAAAAAGGCTCAAAACATCCAGATGAATGGCGCGCAATCGTTAAATCTGGTGTACACTTGACCTTGCACTAAATCGCAGCGTCCCCCCTCCGCAGCGATGCAACCTTGATACCCACTGTGTACCGTCCAGTGGGTATTTTTTTGCCTAGAATGTGCATTAAATTACCGTTTTTCAGCAAAACTGGCAGAATATGTGCATTTTTATGCATGTGTTATCATTCTTGCATCCAGTGACAATGCCAGCGCAGGACTTGAAATCCTGTTAGCTTCTGGATATACCTGTCGCAGCATGCAGGAACTCTGGCAGATAGCATGCAGATACACTGCACGGGGTGAGACGCAGGTAACGGAACACAGCCCCAAGCCTATGACTTCAGTTATGCTCAAATCGGGGCTTTTTTATGAGCGCCAAAAAGTAATGGCCAGACGCCATGGAACCACAACTGATACAATTGGTTCAAATGGATTACATTCCACTACATCCAGACCTATCACCCATGAAGAAGTCACCAATGAGCGACCCAACTAGCGACCCAAGCGTAATTGCTCAATTCTGGGCCAGCTTGCCAGAACCACTGAAAGCCGCTGTTATGAACGTCGCGCTTAGTACTGTGATGGCGTTTCGAAACAAAGAGCGAACGTTTTGGACTGCGCTGCTTGAGGTGAGTGGTGGCGGCATCATCACATTCATGGCTGGCTCAGCAGTCGAGGCGTTCGGCCTTTCTAACGGCTGGTGTTTCGCTATCGGTGGCGCAGTTGCAGTCTTCGGGATTGATCAGGTTAAGGCATTCGCTGCCAAGTTTGCAGATAAGAAAGCAGCGGAATAGCGGAAAATGCTAAGATAGCCCTTCATACGGAGGGCTTTTTTATGGCTGCTAAGCCAATAGTACACACCGGGGATAAGACCTCGACAGTCGGGCGGACTCGGGCGTTTGAGACGCCAGAAGAATTAATGGAAGCGTGCGAGGCATACCTTGCGTGGAATGAGTCCAATCCACTGATCGAGGAAAAACCATTCTGCTTTCAAGGCCAGATCATCATGGCCGAATTGCAGAAGCCTCGGGCACCATCTATCGTTGCTCTCTGCACGCATCTCGGAATTCATCGGCACACCTGGCATAACTATCGGATCTCCGAAGAGTTCGACATGGTTTGCGAAGAGGTAGAGGCACGCATGCGCACGTTCAAGTTTGAGCGCGCAGTTGCTGGACTGATGAATTCGACTCTAATTGCCCGCGACCTTGGTCTTGTTGACAAGCAAGAGGTTAAGCACTCAAGCGACGGCACTATGTTGCCTAATCGAATCGAGCTAGTAGCAGGCAAGGAATGAGTACGGCTAAAATCCGGCTACCTCCTAAGATGCTAGAGGTGTTCAGCCATCCACGCGGCACAGTTCGGTACCGAGGCGCAAGAGGTGGCCGAGGTTCGGGCAAATCCTTTTCATTCGCCAAGATGGCCGCTATCTGGGGCGTAATCGAACCGCTGCGTATCCTCTGCACCCGCGAACTCCAGGCTTCTATCAAAGAGTCATTCCACGCCGAGCTAAAGAACGCCATTGCTTCAGAGCCGTGGCTTGAGGCTGCTTATGACGTTGGCGTTGACTACCTGCGAGGGAAGAACGGGACCGAGTTCCTGTTCAAAGGCCTTCGCCACAACATCGGATCTATCAAGTCTCTGGCGCAGATTGATCTGTGTATCGTGGAAGAGGCTGAAGACGTACCAGAGGCATCATGGCAGGCCCTAGAGCCAACGATCCGTGCTCCAGGCTCAGAGATATGGGTAGTCTGGAACCCACGCCTAGACGGGAGCCCTGTAGACACCCGTTTCGTAAAGAACATACCTCCGCGATCATGCATCGTGGAAATGAACTATTCAGACAATCCGTGGTTCCCTCTTGAGCTTGAAGAGCAGCGCCTGCATGCGCTTAAAACCATGGACTCCGCAACCTATGCGCACATATGGGAAGGCGACTATCTAAGCCGTACTGATGCGCAAGTATTCGCTGGCAAGTCACGCATTGCAGACTTCAAGCCAGGTCCAGATTGGGATGGACCATACAACGGCCTAGACTTTGGCTTCGCGCAAGACCCTACAGCTGCCGTCAAGTGCTGGATCTATGAAGATCGGCTTTATGTTGAGTACGAGGCTGGCCGTATCGGTCTGGAGCTTGACGATACAGCCGCATACGTCAACGAGCGCGTGCCTGGATTCGCCGAGCATGCCGTCCGTGCTGACTGTGCTCGTCCTGAGTCCATAAGCTACCTGAAGCGCCACGGGATGCCTCGCATCGAAGGCGTCACAAAGGGCAAGGGGAGCGTAGAAGACGGCGTAGAGCATATCAAGAGCTATCAGGAAGTGGTAATTCACACTCGCTGCGTCAAGGTGCAGGAAGAGTTCAGGAAGTACGGCTACAAGGTTGACCGCCTGTCTGGTGACATCCTGCCGGTGATCGTCGACGACTGGAACCATTACATTGATGCAATCCGTTACGCGCTTGAGCCTGTGATGAAGCTGAAGAACTCGGGCGGCATACTTCTGCCTAAGCGTCTCCGTCGCTGATAACGATTCTCCGGAGAACACTTGACTCCTAATCAGCAAGCAGCTAATGTTCACGCAAATCAACGGAGGGCGTTATGCGCGTATTAATTGCTTGCGAATATTCGGGAAGGGTCAGAGATGCATTCCGCGCCAAAGGTCACGATGCATGGTCGTGCGATCTGCGCGAGTGCGAAGGTGACCCGCAGTGGCATATACAGGGGGACGTGCTGAACATCCTAGATCAAGGCTGGGACATGATGATTGGACACCCGTACTGCACCTACAACACACTGGCCGGCATTCGCTGGATGTATCACCCAGAAGACACGCATCTTCCGGCCGCTCAGCGTCGTCGTCATCCGCAGTATCCAGATCGAATGAATCACTTCCTTGAAGGTGCTGCATTCTTCAATAAGCTGATGGGCGCGCCAATTCCAAAAATATGCTTGGAGAACTCGCAGCCTCATGGTCTGGCTATGTCGGTTATCGGCAAGTACGACCAGATTGTTCAGCCGTGGATGTTTGGCGACCCCTTCACCAAGGGCGCTGCATTGTGGCTCAAAGGGCTGCCTAAGTTGATAGCAACCCACAAGAAAGCTGATTACGAAAAGATCGTCGCTGCATGCCATTACGCATCACCCGGACCGGAGCGCGAGAAAGAACGCAGCAGGACATATCCAGCAATTGCCAATGCGATGGCGGAAAACTGGGGTTAAATAGATTGACGCTGAACCGAATCGAGGCTACATTCATCGAACACAAACGGAGGGTTTACCTTGAAGAACAAATACAGGATTGCCAAAGATAGTTACTGCGGCTATGAGGTTCAGGTTAAGCGCTGGTGGTTTCCTATCTGGACGGCATGCGGCGTCCATGGGCATTTAACTAATACCCACGTCTCGGTTGAAAAAGCTGAGGAATTTGCAAAAAGTGGCGGCGTCGTAAAATACATCTAAGCGGAGGGTACACAGTGGCTACCGAAAAAGAACGAATCCTGCTGAGCGAGATCATCGACTTGGCGACAAAAGTAAACGAGACTGGCAAGGTTGACGCTCATGTTGACGTATGGTCATCTGGCGTACAGATCCGTATGTCGGCACAACCATTCAACGCCGAGAACGCATGGGTCTACTATCCAGACCGTGCGGCCTACTTCTCGAACGGCATTTTCACAGAGTCAGACTTCGAATACGTAGCAGGAGCCTACATTGCCGAGCTGAAGAAACATCACCCACAATATGACGCGGACGGGGTTAGGTTATGAGCAAGGTTGATTGGAGTTTGGCGCCGGATAGCGCAACGCATTACAACACAGTAAATAAGATGTTTTACAAGTTTTGCTGCGAGCATGGGTTTGTTTATCACGGTGGCAGCAATCCATGGAATGGCGCATCAAACAAGAGCGAATATGGACTGCTACTTATCGAGCGCCCAAAAAAGCCGCAAGCGTGGTCGGGCGATGGGTTGCCGCCAGTAGGTACGGTGTGTGAATGCCATTTGCCTGCGCCGCTAACTAACAAATATGGCTGGGTAGAAGGCAAAGTAATCTGGCATCACGAAGGCAATGAATGCGCCGTATATTCGCAATCTCGCCTTTTCTGGTGCGATGAATTCCGCGCAATCAAAACACCAGAACAACTAGCCGCCGACCAACGCGAATCCGCAATCCGCGAACTAATGGACATCGCACAAGTAGATTGCCGCGTGACTGCTGCTAGGTTGGTTGATGCTGGGTTTAAGCGGGAGGTTGTGTGATGGTTATCGGCAAGCTAGACTTTAAGCAGTGGAAGTGGGGAAAAGAGAAGCTTCGCCCGCCACATCGGATTCTTTTGAGCTTGCTGGCTTATCCGATCTACATAACCGGCCGACTAATCGTTTCATTTGCAGTTATGATTTCCGATCTATCGCTATCCTCTGCACTAGATACTTGGCGCGACATTAGGTAAACAAAAGGCCCTCTAATCAAGGGCCTTTTTCTATTTCAGCTTGCGCTTGGCTCGCTCGATGATTCCTGGTGATAAAGGATTACCCTTCTCGTCAACCAAGATCTCAACAGTCGAGCATTTGCAATTGGACATTATTAGATTTTCTGCTACCATGAGCCCAGAAACCTCTTCGAGATCATAAACGTGGCCAGAAAAATCAGTGATAGTGACTTCAACAACCTTGTCGAAGAATACGGGCGCGGCAAGACCCTCAAGCAGCTTGCGGTTGTCGCAGGAGTTAGCAGCAGAACCGTTTGGGATTGGTTTAGGCAGGATGGAATCAAGCCGCCTAACCTTGCCGATCAGTTCGATGTAGAGGCTCTTCACGCCGAGCATGTCGCCGGAAAAACGATTCTTCAGCTCAGCAAAGAAACCGGAGTTTCCAGGATTACGCTGAATCGATGGTTCACGATGCGCGGACTCGAATACCGTGGAATGAGCGAGGCGGCTTTTCTTAGCGCCAGCAAGCTTGATCCAGCCTTCAGGAAGCAGAGAGCCGCAAATGCTCATGAAAACCGGAGAGGACAGAAGGACAGTCTTGATGTTCTGAAAAAGAGATCCATTGGCATGAGTGAGGCTCGCGTCGGAATGTTTGAGGGCGAGGTTATCCAGAGACTCGGCGAGCTTGGTATCGCAGCCGAAGGTCAATACGCGATCAGCAAGTACAACGTCGATGCCTTTATCCATGAATTCAGCGTCGCCGTGGAAATCTACAGCAGTCACCCTGATAGGACGCGACTGACCTACCTTAAGGAGCGCGCTAAACACATCCTCGACAGCAACCGAAACCTGTTCATCATCCAATGCAGATACCCGAACAGAGTTTTCGACCTTGACGCCGTATGCCAGCAGATCGTTGCCTTCTGTGATTTTTGCAGCAGGCAGCATTCCTTTACTGGTCATTACGGGGTGATTAGCGGTGACGGTAAAGTTCCGGCCACTAGCAGTCACTACCTTGACGACAGGGCCGCTGTAGTAGCTTTTTGATCCAGCCTTGAATCGACCAGCTACCTTCGTTCCTGGAAGGTAGCAGTTGATCATGTTAGGCGTGATAGCCCACCAGTCTCTCTCTTCCTGAATCGTGTAGATATGCGCGTGCCTGGCTCTGTGCTCAGGCCTGGTACTAGGCGATAAGGCGGAAAGGTGCATTAAGCGCGTATTAATACCTAATGACTGCTGCGCATCCTGAGCTTCATCCATACGCGCCTGCCTAAACGAATTAGTCACCTCAGTCCGAGCAATCCGCTCAGCACGCGAACGGTTAACACCTGTACGCTCCTGAATGTCCTTAGCGATCACTCGTGGATTCTGACCGGCGATCATCCCACGCGTTAACGTCTGCGCAAGATCCGATTTCATCTGCTGACTGAAACCCTGCATCAGTTCGAACTCACGGGCTCGCAATAAGCCGATGCGCTTACGGTATGGCGGGCTGAATAGGATTGCGTCCAGGCTGGGCTTTGTGAGTGCGTAGGCTTCTGATTGAACAGTTAGGTTAGCCGCAGTCGTTGCTGTTCCCTGCTGATAGCTATGCTCGACATAGGCGCGCATGAACCATAGATCCTGCTCGCCACCTTCCAGCAAGATCAGGTTGCAGATTCGCTCAATCTCAGAATTGATACCTGACAGAATCGCTTGATCCAAGGCGAACTGATACGTCGATGCGTTAATCTCGATAGCATTCAGCGTAACGACCGTGTAGTTCTGTTCGCCAAGGATACGCAGGACTTCTTTTCCGATTGCGTTAACTCGGCGGTCGAAGTCTTTGATTGCCTTGCGCTCGCGTGAGTCTTGGCCGGTCGGGTCAGAAAGTGAACGGGGAAGCACGGGAGAACCGGCCATAAATAATCCTTGCGCTATTCGTTGGGCTTGGGGTAGATTGTACGCGAATCCACTGGAGGCTACAAAATGACAACGATCTACCTTGATACAAACAGCGAATTCTATGACTGGTGCGAGGCTAACGGCTACGACGAAGACACCGAATACGATTACGATGAAGAAACTCACAAGCGTGGCGCACTGGTTAGTTTCCACATCAAGAAAAAAGAGGAAGACACTTACGCTCTCGTGTTCGCCTACCAAGATTACGACAATGGCCGCGACCAAATCGAAATCCAGCAGGAAGGTCTAAAGCGAACAGAGAAGCAGGTAACGACAACCACTGTCGTTTACGAGTAAAAAGAAAGGCCTCAATTAAGAGGCCTTTTTCTATTGCGCTGGAACCGATGGTTCATCAGGCGGATTCACGTCTGGCAACGGCGGTAACTCAACATCGTTGTCATAGCCACCCACCTCGCGCATCTCTTCAGCCGTAAACACTGGCTGCCCAGACGCAAGCATCTTGCTGTTCACGTCTGCCATCTTGACGACAATGCTAATCATCTCATCTTTGCTAGCCTCGGCCAGGTTGTCCCAGCAAACCGAATATTCCAGAGTCAGCAGAACACCAAGTCGCATCAGATGATCAACGAACGTCTCAATGTCCGACGATAGCAGGCTAACCCGGCGACCCTGTGAGCGCTTATTGAACGTCTTCTGGTCTTCAGTCGAGGCACGCTCGCCAGTCTGATTGCCAACGATGATCTTGGACGGGATACGGATAGAGGCGCAGAACGATTGCAGCGATACGTCGAAGGCTGGGATAGGATCTGGAACGTTAGCCACCAGAGGCGTTACAGTAGCGCCCTTAGTGATTACCGTCTGATCCTGCCCACGGTTCATGCCGCGAGTTACTTCATCGAAGATCTCTTGTAGTTCGCCCTCAGCTACCCCGTGTGCGCGGGCAATGGCGGAAAGGTCAACCTCCTTATCAAAGTTGATAGCCAATTGACGGCTAGCGTTCTTCAGGAACGATTCACCCGAGCCTCCGAGAACCTTCTCCATGTTCACGCAGTCGTTGAAACCAGCTTGCAGGAACGGAATACCGTTGCGCATGTCACCAATCACGACAACGCGGTCAGGATGCACGGTGATAATACGGCCTGGCTCAGCCTGAAAGTTTTCATGCAGAGCATTTTCTGAGTAGATGAACTCTTTAGGCTTGCCGAAGTTAGGGTCTACTGGGTTATCGTACCAAGACGCAACACGAATCTGCGCCTCCCATGCTGGAATTAGGTTGATCAGTTGCTGTTCAGATGCCTTGCCGACTGGCTGATCCCATTGCTTCGAGTCCTTGAATTGCAGGAGGATGCACGAATAGCGACCAACAAGACGGCGCATATCCGCATCACGGAACTTCTCCCACAGCTTCAGGCGCTTGGCTAGCTTCTTGAACTGTTTCTCCCAAGCGGTCGGAGCTTCGGCGCGATCTTCTTCGTCGCCCTCAATAACCTCGGGATCAGTAGACCAGCACGCCTCATTCAGCGTCATTACTGCGCCGTGAGCAATGCCGCCTCGCTCGAACAGGCGATAGTAGTCATTGAAGCACAGCGTTTCCTTGTAACCATAGCTGCACCAGGCATCAGGGCGTTTGTTATCAATGCCACCCATAAGCAGCGACTGACGGCTAGCCACAGCCTGACGCTCGCTCAGTGCCGAGTTAAGCGCCATCTCTAGTGCAGGCGTGCGTTTCACAGTCATAAAATAGGGCCTCGTAAATTATCCTCATTATACAGCTTGCAGGATTGAGAGGTTTAGGCTAAGGTTTGCTGACATTAAACGGAGGGGTTGTAATGGCGAAGTTGGTAGAGATTTTAGCGCGAGAATTGAAGGAATGGCCTGAAGATGCAGAATGCATTACGCAAGATTATGGTGGCGCCATAAATGGCGGTACAGTTGAATACCCTCCTGTATTGCAGGGTAATGCTTGGGGTAAAGGTGCTTTCTATCTGGACGACCCTGAAAACCCAGCTTTAGTTATGAGTCTTAGCCAGTCAGGCGACTATCAGAGCGCTATCGTAACCAAGGACCAATGGCAAGCCGAGCGCGACCGTCAAAAGGGTGGCGAGTGGAAGCGGCATCGCGGTGGTAAGCAGCCGGTAGCGAATGACGTGATGATCGACGTTAGATTCAAAGATGGCCGAGTTATCAATGGCGTGCGCGCAGATTCTTGGGAATGGAGGAAGGGAGAGGCAGATCCAGCAATTACGGCATACCGAATCATCAGCCAGCCACAAGCAGAGGAAGTAGAGGTGAAACATACGGACATTGGCACGATCAGTTACAAGATCAGCGTTGATCAAATTGCTGGGCCCTTGGCTTGGCGCGACACCATCATCCACTGCCAAGCAATCATCGAAGACTGCGAGAGGGAGATTGAGCGGAATCGTACGCGGCTTGCGGATGAAGGGTTTTCATTGATTCAGCCGATTACTGATGTGAGGGCGAGTGATACTGATGCTGACCCTACTGACTGGCGCAACTGGAAAGCCGGCGATACTCTTGAATGCACGCACAGCAATTATGCATCACTGTACATAGCAGGCAGAACTTATAAGGTTCAAGAAGCTGACGATAATTATGCCGTTGTTTACGATGAGTGTGGCGGGCACAGCACTTGCAATATCGACGATAGCGACAATGATAATCTGACATTCATCCGCCGGCCATAACCCATAACCGCAACACAAAAGACCCTGCTTCGGCGGGGTTTTCTTTGTGCGTGATAGAATAACGGCTATCTATTGGAGGCTTGCATATGCTTGAAGAATACGAAGGATTTATCAGCGGTGTAGGCGAAGGCTGCACCAATGAAGAGGAATGGATTTAATGAAAAAGACAAGGGTTAATATCCTTACCGCGATCAACGCGGCGTCCGTCACCATTAATCGTACTGAGATCGATGGCGAGAAATACGCCATCATCAAGAACGTGCTATGGATGACCGATGGTGTCGTGCTCAATGGTGGCTTGTATGCCGCCGAAGACAACGAGAAAGGCTATCCGTCGATGGACGGTCGGCTTATGCCATTCCGCCATCCAGAGGTTAATGGCGAATACGTCGCTATTAGCCAGCTAGACAGCGCTGATGTAGCAGTGGCGCTAGGTAAGCACTACGGTGGCGTTCACGCTCAGAACGTGCGCAAGGCAGGCTCAGACTACTTTGTTGATGTGATGATTAATGAGCGCGTTGCCAACGCCCACGATGACGGCGTTCTGCTGCTTAACTGGGTTGGCAAGGTAGAGAATGGAGAGAAGCCTGATCCTATTCACATGTCTACCGGCTTGATGACTAATCGAGTCCAGGCTAACGGCGAGTCTCGCGGCAAGAAATACACATGGCGAGCGGCTAATCAGGCATACGATCACTTGGCTATCCTGTTTCACGAGAATGGCGCTGGCGGTGATGAGATCGCTATTGCGGTGAACTGCGAGATGGTTATCAACTCGAAGCTCGACGAAGCCAACGAAGACGCCCTAGACGACTCATATGGCGAGAAACTTGCCATCTTGAGCGAGGCAGTCAAGGAGCGATTCGCAACATCGGACAGTTACGCATACGTGCAAGACTTTGATGATCGCGCACTGATCTACGTAACGCCAGAAGGCACTTACACCATCGACTATCACTATGAGGGTGACAACCCAATCCTCACTGGCGAATCGAAAGTAGTAACTGTTGAAACGTCGTACAAGGTCAAAACTAACTCCATGATTGAGCACGTCCGAAGCGTGCTAAAATATTTCAGTACCAAAACTAAACAGCCAGTCGTGGCTAATGTGATCGAGGAAACACCCGATATGAAACCTGAAGAACTGCAAGCCGCGCTTGATGCGCAGGCCGATAAGTTGCAGGGCGCATTCAATACGGCGCTTGCAGCTCTTGAAGCTAAAAATGCCGAGGCGCTTACTGCTGTAAATGCAAAGCTGAACGAAGCCGCTGAATCCGGCCTGAAAGACAAGCGTGCCGCAGTCGCCAAAGTTCACGGCGAAGTTGTTGCAAACGCCTTGAGCGGTGAAGCTCTGGACGCAATGTATGTTGGCGTTCAAACCGCTGCTGGCATCTTGTCTGGCTCCGTTGCAACCAACGCCAAAGACGAGTTCGAAGGCTATAGCTTGAACCAAGCTGATCAGGAGGCCAAATAATGGCTAACGTTATCTGGCGTGGTCCTGTGCATCTTGCACAGCCTGATTCGCGCACTCTGAAGTTCACCGCTGCCACCTTGCCCGGCTTGGCTGTGTCGATTACTGCTGGTCAGTTCGTGTTGGCTGCAACCTCTAAGGTTGACTTCTTCATCACCCATAACCGCGCCTACATCGGCGAAACCGTGGACACCGCTGTTCCTGCTGGCGAAACTGGCGAGGCATTCAAGCCTGTTCCGCAGTACGAGTTCAACGTTCGCTTCGCTGCTGCCACCTATGCACCGGGCGCAATGCTGAGCATCGTCAACGGTCAGTTCAAGGCAGCCGCAACCGGTGAAGTAGCTGTAGCCGTATTCGACGAGGCAGCTTCCCGCGCCATCGCTGCGAACGGCCTCGGTGACGTCCGCATCCTCGCTAACTCCTACGTGGTGTAATAAGACATGCCTATTTTGACCTTTAACAAAGAGCAGGAAGCGGCCGTTATCGGCAAGCGCCGCGCTCACAACGCCCGCCAGGAACGTCTCGCAAAAGAAAGCGAAGGCGAGCTGATCGGTAACGCCTATACCATCCCTCGTGATGCATGGGCTACCTATGACCAAGACTTGATCACCTTGCAGCGTGCTGCATTGGGTGTGTTCACCGACTTGTCCAGCCTGCAAAAGAACGTGCCAATTGGCAAGGTTCTGAACTACTTCTCCAAGGTCTCCGACTCGGGCGAAGTTAACAGCTCGCTTGATGGTCGCAGCCGTGCCAAGGCAGATGCGCCAGTACTGGATTACGAAGGTACTCCGCTGCCGATCTATGACACTACCTTCACCTTCGGCTGGCGCGATGTTGAAGCCGCTCGTCAAGATGGTGGCTGGCAGTATCTGGATGCCGCTACTCGTGACAACGGTAATCGGCGCATCATCGAAAAACTCGAGGATTTGGTTGTTAACGGCGACACCAAGTTCAACGTTAGCGGCGCTCAGGTCTACGGTCTGCGTACTGCGCCTGGTCGTGCTACCGGCTTGTTTGGTAACGTTGATCTGGTAACCGCTACCGGCGCTCAGTGGGTAACCGCAATCACCAAAGTTCTGCAAGGCCTCCAGGCTAAGAACTTCTACGGCGGCGTTACCATCTACCTGAACTATGGCGACTGGTTCGCTATGTCGGTAGCTGACTACGTGACCGCAGCTCCACAGAACACTATCCTGAATCGCGTAATGGCAATTCCTGGCGTTCTGGCAATCGTTCCTTCGACCGCAGTACCTGCTAACGAAATTCTGGCAGTGGTCAAAGAGCGTCGCGTTGTTGAGATCCTGACTGGTATGCCTGTAACCACCATGCCGATTGAACGTAAAAACTTCACCGACGAGTACAGCTTCCAGATCATGACCGCAGTAGCGCCGCAGTTCAAGCGCGATTATGCTGGTAACGCGGGCTATGCCCAGTTCACCAAAGGCTAATCCGCTGGGTTAGAATAGGGGCCTTAGCGGGCCCCTTTTTTATTGAGGTTTCGAAATGAAAGAGTTTGTGATTACAGAGAAAGGCGTGTTTGCTGATGGCTTGGAGCTTGAGGTAGGTACGCGGGTTAAGCATGAGTATCTGCCGGCTGGATTGGTCAACAAGGCTAAGGAAGTCGAATCTGTAGGAGAGAAAACGCTAGAAGTAGCAACCCCTCGTCGCGGTCGCCCTCCGAAAGATCAATCGTAGGCGTAAAAAAGCCCTCACTTGGAGGGCTTTGTTTCAGAACAGCAGCAGAAGAATCAGGGCGGCGGTAAGCATGTCGATTGCTCCGTTGGTTGATGGGCCGGACTCGCCGGGGTTCGTTAAACAGAGACTAGACCCGCCCGAATTCCGCGTCAAGCAAAAATGCTAAAATAGTCAAAACCATTTACGGGCCACGAAAATGACGCTCCAGTACTCAGTAGCAGTAAACAACGCACGCCTTGATGCATTCGAAAGCACGGCAGGCACTTCGGCTAAGCTCCGGATCTACACTGGAACGGTTCCAGCTAACTGCGCGGCGGCGGCTACAGGCACGCTGCTGGTCGAGATGGCACTGCCTTCTGACTGGATGGCGGCTGCATCTGCTGGCGTCAAGGCCAAGTCTGGTACGTGGTCTGGCACTGGCGCTGCTGCTGGCACTGCTGGCTATTTCCGCATCGTTGACACTGCCGGCACCACTACCCACGCGCAAGGCACTGCAACCATTACCGGTGGCGGCGGCGACATGATCCTCGACAACACCAGTATTGCCGTTTCCCAAGTCGTAACCGTTAACTCCTTCTCGCTGACGACCGGCAATGCTTAAGTATGGCTACCAAGCTATACCTGTTATCGACAGCTAATGGGCTAACAGGAACCTTCCCCACAACTGAGCAGTCCTCGCAGACTGCCAGTTGGTCTATGGTCGGCGCTTCGTCGCTGCTGACTATGCGTGGAACAAAGGGTGGTGGTCAGGGTTCGTTTAGCGGTACGAGTCTTGCTAATACCTCTTTGCAGACGGCGTTCTGCGGCTACTTTGCGTCAGATACATTAGACGTAAACCAGAGTGTTGGCGGTGCAGGCCAGACTCTCACGCTCAACCTTGCTAACCGTGAAAACAACCTAAGCATGAACTTCGGCGCTGATCTGCGCTGCAACGTTTATGTATGGCGCCCGTCCACAGGCGCAAGGGTTGGGACGATTTGCGATTGCCTGACAATGACTGGCTCAGCCGAACCTACTACGGCGAACTCTGAGCGGTCTAACAGCGCGTCTACGTCCTCAACCAGCACCGTTAGTGCGCTTGCTGGCGATGTAATCGTCTGCGAGATCTGGCAGTTTCACACGCAGGCAGCCGCTACTAGTTATACAGCCGACGTATGGGCGAACGGTACGACCGAGACAGCAACGGTTAACACCGTCGTCACGAACCATGCGTCATTCCTAAACTTTAGCGCTGACACGCTGACGTTTGGCACTCCGTCTAGTGGAGTTAATGCGACTTTAGCTGTAACTCTGGCGAACGATACTACTTCAGCAGGCGCTACTGCCGAAGTATCTGCTCAGCTGGCAGTGACTGCTCAGAATGACACTACTTCGGCTCAGTCCGTAGCTGCTATATCCGGATCGTCATCGGCAACACTGCAAGGCGATACGCTATCTAGCTTGGCAGGCGTTGCTGCTACAGATATCTCTGCGAATCTAGCTGTTACGCTCCAGGATGATGGGATTTCTGCTCAGGCTCAGGCATCCGTAGTCGCCACGTCTTCTATGGTTAACGCTGGAGATACGGTAAGCGCTCAGCTGCAAGATGGTGTATCCGCTTCGTTATCGCTCACCATGCAGGCTGATAGCGCGTCGTCTGCTGGTGTGGCGCTAGTGTCTGCATCATCTTCAATGCAACTGGCTAACGATCAGGCGTCTGGGTCAGCATCTAGTTCAATTGGCGCGGCACTGTCCGTCGCTCTCATTGGCGACACATCCGCATCATTCGGCACTGTCGGCATATCTGCTGAATCTGCAAACCAAGAACTAGACGATTCCGCAGCATCCGAATCAGCTACGGCAATATCCGCTGAATCTGAAGCAGTAGTCGCTGCTGATATAATGAGCGCATCGGTTTCTGTCGGCGGAGTATTCGATCCGTCACTAGAACGAACATTGTTTATTGGTGCTGAATCGCGGGTTTATTTAGGCATTCAAAGCCAGGGCCGCACGGCGTATCAGCAGAGTCAGCAGCGTATTATTTCGCTGATAGCCCAATCAAGATTAGCCTCAATCGAAGCGCAAAACAGATCGGTTACTCCAGAGCCTCAGAATAGGAACATCGCAGAATGACAGAGACATACACTGGAGGCCCGGATAAGCCAACGATTGTAAAAGATCCTGAAGAGGTTCTTGATTACACGTTTGATTGGTCTGCGTACCTGGCTGACATTACCGACACAATTCTGTCTATGCAGTTTGAACCTGTTGGCGTTGTGGTTGATTCGTCTAGCCATACCACTACTTCCGCTACTGCTTGGGTGTCTGGCGGCGTGGCTGGCAGCACGGCTGTTGTGACCTGCTCAATCACCACAGCAGAAGGTCGCACGGCTGTACGGTCTATTTACTTGAAGATTAAGGATCGCTGATGCCCAGTATCGAGCAAATTAAGGCCTACTTCTTGGCGTATGGGATTCCAGTTCCGCCAGACTTTATCCTGCAACTTTGGATTGATTCCGTAGAAGTCATTCAGCCATGTCTGGATGGTGCGGGCTATCCAGAAGCTACGCAGACCCTTATCTACCTGTACCTCCTTGGATTGACTGGCTATGTCAACGTGGATCGTCAAATCAGTTCGCAGACTGCTCCGTCTGGCGCTTCTCAGTCTTTTCGTTGGGGTTCTTTCGTTGACCGTTATCGCTCTCTGCGCTCTCTTCTTGGTACGCTGGATACTTCTGGTTGCACAGCTTCGGTAATCCCTACCGAGCCTGGCGCATCTGCCGGCCTGTGGGTTTCTACTGGCGGGAAGTGCTGCTAATGGCATTCATGTCCGCGTGGTACATGATCGACACCGCAACCGTGTACCCAAGGCTCGCAGAAGGAGACTGGGGCGGCGGCGTCACATACGGAACCCCATACACCATCCTATGCGGTCATGAAGGCGTATCACGGCAATCACGCGACCAGGAAGGCGCTGAGTTCGTAACGCGTGACATCTATTACACCGGCGACACTCGTCCAGCGTTCCTAGACCGTATCGCATACGGCGACACTACCGCGCAGACATGGGATGCAGTACAGGCCGCAGAGATTCGCAAAGTCGCTCGTCATGGTATGTCAGCTATGGGGTATGAAGACGAGTACGATTTGGAAACAGTGTAAAATACATGATTAGAAATTATCGGAGTTGAATTCAATGGCTACAGAACTTCTACCTATTGCGTCTGGAGCTGCTAACTCTGCCGACTTCACATTGGCCGCTGGCGAAACCGCAACGATTTGTCGCAAAGACGCAAGCGCGCCAAGTATTGCTAGCGGTGACAGTATTGCGATCCAGCTTAAAGATGATGCTGGCGCATACTGGGATGTGTACTCGCTAATTGGCGAGTACGTTGCTTGCGTACTTAGCGGAATTGGAACCTACCGAGTTCGCCGTGTATCGGGCGCTGTTGGTGCATTCAGGGGTTGAAATGATTATCTCCCCAATAGCTACAAGTGTCGGGTGGCGCATCTCACAAAATATGGGTGACGCTCCAATTTCAAGGGTCATGCCACCAATTTGGGATGGCATGCCGTCCAGTAACAAAATGGCAGAACTAGGCCACTCCTTCATAGCTAATGGGCAGCATGGCGCATCTTCTGATGGTTATCGGTCTTATGGGGTAGCTACTGGTGCAGCTGACGATTCCGGGCAGGTAGTTAGGCGCCTAGGTTTTGACGGTGCGTTCGGCTTCGGAGGCGACACCACTACAATGATAGGTGTGCGCGCTGATTCTGCTATCGCGGCTGCACTAGGTGGCGTGGTATATGCATGGAACGGTATTAATGATGATGCGCTAACCGTCGAGCAAACCTTGGCAGAAATGAAGGTTTGGAAGGCGAAGGCATTAGCAGCTAAGACAGTGATCATCTTTCATACCATAACGCCTTGCGGAAACGATGCTTTTCCAGCGAGCAGGCCCGCCAACCCCGCGGCAATGCTTGAGCGAAATGCTCGAATTAAAGCCGAGCTTCCGGGTGTTGGTTGCTACGTTGTAGATGTGTTCGCGCAGTTGTTGAAATCCAGTACTACGTTCGATCTGATCGACAAGTACTCACCGCAAGACGGGAAGCATCCTGGCAACTTGTTCGTTCAGGAGGTTACGGGGCCGGCAGATGGGGCGCTACTTAAAAGCCTCTATCCAAATGGCGCGGCAGGCATGCCGGCTGCCACTACATCTAGCTCGATTAATACTAACGTTGAGATTGCTGGTGCTTCTACTACTGCAAGCTCTACTTTGCCGACGGGCTACACGAGCACCAAAGCCAGCGGAACCACAGGAACAACACTCACGTATCAGGAAGTCACTACTGCTACAGGAAGATGGTGCCAAGTCGTTATTGGCGGAACTACTGCTACAGCTAACGCCGCAGTAGATATCCTTCGTCAGATTGGTCTGCACGCGCAATTAGTCGTAGGCAAGACTTACGAAGGAGTTATCGAATATGAGTATGACGCTAATATACAAAATATCTTGTCTATACAGTTAGGCATGCAGGAGGCTGGAACTAGCGCCGCGCTGAATTGGGATAACAATAGGTATTCCACTCAGCTCGTGACGGAAAGTGCGCGCAAGGGTCGGATGCGTACTCCTCCATTCACGGCCATTTCAGGGCTGACTGATCACCGTTTCCGTTTATCCGCCTATATGGGTATAGCTGGTCCGCCGTCAGGAGTGATGAGGTTCAGGTTTATGGAAAACAGAGAGGTGTTGTAGAGATGGCAGTCATCTGCAAGGCAGCAACGCATAGGAAATTTTCAAATGCCGGTTAAAGGGTTGCGCGAGGTTCGTAATTCCTTGCACAAGCTCATGGGCGAGATCTCTGGACCAATGGCCGAGAAGGCACTGACCGAAGTTATGATCGTTGCTGGAGGATATGCAGCAACGATGACGCCAATCGATACGAGCAACTTGATCAATAGCCAGTTTCGGAAAATATCTAAGTCCGGAACCAAAGTGTCAGCCATGCTTGGCTATACGGCGGCATATGCAGCAGCAGTGCATGACAAGAAAGGTACGCTTCTTGGGTCGAATACGCCTCGCTCTAAGTCTGATCCGTCGCGAGGCAATGTATGGGATCCAGATGCTGAGCCGGGATTCTTGCGTAAAGCATTTGAAGATTCAGATGCTCGTGCAGACATAGATGCAACAATCGCAAGGAACATGACTCTATGAGCCACACACCAATCAACCTATTTCGCGACTGGTTAGAGGCTTACGTCTCAACAGCTGGCTATACAATTAGTCGCGGCATGTGGGAAGAGACGAATAACTCGACCAAGAAGTTCGTGGCTGTTTGGTCTGACTCTGGCCGCTCGCCAAACGGTGAAATTCAGTATCCGCATATCCGCGTTATCATTACTGGACGCGCAAATGGTCGAGCACTGGGCGATGCAGAAGTAGCCGAGCTATTCGCTGAATCACTATTTGACGCAGCAATAGCCAACTTTGAAACTAGCTGCATGCTACAAATCAGACCGATAGGTTCTGTTATGGGACCGTATTACACAGAGACAAACCGTCCGTGGCTAGAAATTAATTTCGAGCTGACGTGTTAAACTATTGCTTGAAATATACGCTCAGTTGTGGGCGATACTCAACAACCTTATAGGAGGCGCCGAGAATGGCCCTTAACTGTGCAAGTTCTAAATTCGTAGGTAAGAGCGTTCTCGCAGAGTTCGCGCTTGCTTGCGGTGATGTTGATCCGCTTACGCTGACGTGGTTGCCGCTGGGTGCTGCTCGCAACAAGTCTCTGACAATGAGCGCAGATACCGTTGACGCTACTGCCGATGACTCGGTAGGTGGCTTCCGCGATACCTTGATCACCTACAAAACCTTCGAAGTTTCTATCGACGGCGTGACCAAGCGCGATGACGGCACTACTTCTAACCAGCAGATGCTGTTCAACCACTTCGTTACCGATCCACAGCCGTATGTTTGGCTTCGTCTGACTGGCCCGATCAACACTGTTACCGGCTTCTGCATCCTGACCGAGTTCAGCCAAGAGTTCCCGTATGACGATATCGCAACCTACTCGATCACCGCAAGCGCTACCTCGCGCCCTGGTGGTCTGGCTAGCGTAATCGTTGCGGCTACTCCAATCGCTATCACTTCTGTTTCCGTATCGCCTACCACTGCAACAGTATCGGTCGGCAACGTAACCAACTTGATCGCTAAGGCTCTTCCTGCTGCTGCAAGCCAGGTCTTCACGTTCAGCTCTGGCACTCCAGCCAAGGCAACTGTTTCTGCCGCTGGCGTGGTTACTGGTGTGGCTGCTGGTACTTCGGTCATCACCGCTACATCGGTGAGCGATCCAACCAAAACCGCTACTATGACCGTTACCGTGGTCTAAGGTAGGCAGATACACAAAGCCCCCTATCCGGGGGCTTTTTATTGAGTCAAATTTCTTTCTTGGCAAGCGCACGGTACTTTGCAGGCTCAAGGCAGGCGAATCTAGGCTGCTCTCCGCTAGCCCTGTTACTGTCATTCAGGAACTCCGCCATTTGGAAGCAGTCCGTGTCGGACTCCATAGCAAATTTTTTGGTGGCGTCAATGTAATCGCAGCCAACGTCAGAGCATAGACCAATAACCAGCAACAGAGTAAGCATTTCTTATCCTTGAGTTTGTGTGTGTTGGCAGAGTATAGCTACGATCCGGAGCGCGTCAATACCCCGTGGTAAAATAATTCAATTATCTATGGACTCGAAAAATGCGAGCTATCACTTCTGTCGGAGAGGTTGGGGTTAGCCTTGGCGATCATGACTTCCTTTTCAGGCCATCGTTTAAAGCCATTGACTCTCTCGGCTCATCGACCGAGATCGTAGACAAATTCAGCCTGCTTTTCTCTGCACCAAACATTAATCCGTTCTGGCCTGTGCCTTCGTACAGGGCGTGGGAGCGCGAAGTTATGGCTACGGCATATGACGTGCTAGTGGCTTGCTGTGACGCTGACTTAACACCACTGATTGGACATATGGGCACTCGTTGGGGTTCATTCGTTCCTGGCGCCATGCCTTCTAACGATATGGTGCACCTGGCTCGATGCCTGATGAAGCACGGGATTATCGGAATCAAACCAGAAGGCCGCCTCCTGAGCAAGCCAGATACTGAATACGTGCCAGAGTTTAAGGCGCGTGATTTTGTCGCTCAGGCAATCGCGCATCTTGGCCTATCTAGTGAGCAAGCCTGGAACCTGACAATGACAGAATTCTCGGGCGCTATGCAGTCAAAATTCGGCAAGCCGGAAACATTACCTCCAGAAGAAGAGCACGATGAAGCTATGTCGCGCCTCGCTGAAATCAACAGATTGCGTCAGTATCAGGTGAACAAATGAGCAACCTAGGCACCATAACCTATCAAGTTGAAGTGGAAACTGCTGCGCTCGTTACCGGCACAGAGAAAGCAGATAAGCAGCTTGATAAGCTGGATACTGCGCTTAATAAGCTTGACGGCTCAGCCAATGGAGCCACTAGAGCAGTTGGCGGAACTGGTGCTGCACTAAATACAACTGGCGCATCTGCCGCTGATGCTGGCAAGAAGATTGATGGCGCCGGTTCATCTTTGAAGGTTGTAGAAACCTCCGCTGGTGGTGCAGGCAAGGCAATCAACAAGGTCGGCACAGACCTAAAGCAAACGTCCTCAGAAATAGACAAAGCCACTAGCAGCTCTTCTAAGTTCTCATTTGCGCTGTCTCCGCTCGCTTCCGCCATCTCCGGCCTTGTCAGTGTTGCGGCTCTAGTCAGCCTGCAAAAGCTCAGCGAGCAGTTCACTCTGCTTGAATCTCGCGTTGTTCGCCTATCTGGTAGCGCCGCTGATGCTAAGACTAACTATGCGGCACTTATTCAGATTTCTTCTGCTGGCGGATCTGACCTTACTACCACTATTAAGCTATGGGAAAGCCTGACCGCATCGCTCAAGAGCCTGGGCGTAACCAAAGATCAGATCCTTAGTCTGACTGATACCCTGCAAAAGATTGGCAAGATTGGCGGGTCTAGCGCTGAAGAGATTAGCGCGGCATTGCGTCAATTCAGTCAGTCGGTTGCGGGCGGTACTCTGCGCGCTGAAGAATTCAACTCGATTATTGAGCAGATGCCAGAGTTGGGCCGCAAGATTGCTGACGGCCTTGGTATTCCTTTTAACGAACTCCGCCAGCAGATGCTTGATGGAAAGCTTACGATTGACCGAGTGCTTGAGGCTATCTACAAGCAAACCGGCAAGGTAAACGAAGAATTCGATAAAGTTCCTCGATCTGTAGGCGCTGCGACCAACGCAATCATCAACTCTATGGGCGTGGCAATCTCTAAGATTGACCAGGCAGCAGGTGCATCTCGTGCGCTTGCTGCTGCGCTTGATGCAGTTGCTAATGGTATTCGCCTTTCTTCTGGACAGCTGACAGATCAACAACAGCTGAATAAGCTAGTTCTAGAGCGAGCAACGGCTGAAGAGCAATATGCAACACAGATCAAGTTTGGCCTGACTACTACAGCAGCGGCAACCAAGGCACGGCTAGAGGGGCTTAATAAAGAAATCCAGGCTATCCAAGATCGCAAGATTGCCGAACAGAAGGCGGAAAGCGACAAGCTAAAAATCACTCCGCCAAAGAACGCGCCTAAGACTGACTCTCAGAAGGCTATCGATAAGCTCAAGGAAGAGGCTGATGCGGCCAAGCTGACTGGCGAGGAAAAAGCTAAGCTGATCGCGATTCAAAAGCTTGGAGATAAAGCTACAGCCGAAGAAAAAGCACAAGCTGCATCTCTTGGTGCAGAGATTTACAAGCTAGACACTGCTACAAAAGAGCTAACAGCAAGCAAAAAGAAAGGAATTGCTGAAACATCTGCGGCTGCAAAGAAAGCTAATGCAGAAGCAAAGAAAGCCGCAACAGAAGAGCGAAAGGGCGTAGAGGAAAACCAGAAAGCATTTCAGAAGCTTGGCGTTGAGCTTGCAAAAGTTGGACAGTCTGCCAGGGAGGTAGCTCAGGATCAGGCCCAGCTCAGCCTAAACAAATATGCAACGCCCGAGCAGATCCAGTCGATTCGCGATATTGCTGGCGCGTTCTACGACGCCAAGACCGCGAAGGATACTCTTGCGCGTGTTGATCCGGCTGCAAACGCTACTCAGGCTTATACGCAGCAACTGAAAGACCTGCAAACCGTCAATGACATGAAGTTGTTGAGCGATACCGATTACTTGGCGCTTAAGGAACAGGCCGAGACCGACTACAACGCTCGAATGATGGAGATTGAGACCCAGCGGTTTGCTGCTCAGTCAGCAGGAAATCAGGCGCTGATAGATGGTCTCGATGCTCTTGGTTCGGCGGGTACTCAAGCGTTAGGCGGTCTACTTTCCGGCACCATGAGCCTGCAAGACGCGCTCGGCAACATCGCTAATACCGTACTCAATGCCGTTATTGGTTCGTTCGTACAGGCAGGCATTGAGTGGGTTAAGCAGCAGATCGTCATGGCATCTGTCGGCCAAGCAACGGCTGCTGCTGCGACCGCTGCGTCTGTTGGTGAGGCTGGTATCGTCGCCGCTGCATGGGCTCCTGCTGCTGCTATGGCGTCACTTGCATCGTTTGGCACCAACTCCGTTCCCGCTGCTGCCGCATTGACTTCAACCACTGCTCTTGCGTCAGGGCTGGCTCTGGTTGGCGGTCGCGCTCTTGGCGGCCCAGTACAAGCAGACGGAATGTACCGAGTGAACGAAACCGGCGCTCCAGAGATCTTCAACGCTGCCAACGGCCGTCAGTACATGATGCCTAACAGTCGCGGCGATGTAGTCAGCAACAACGATGCTACTTCTGGAGGTGGCGCAGGGGCAGCCCCAATTATCAACGTTCACAACTACTCAGGACAACAAGCAAGCAGCACTGCAAAATTCAGCGAGGCTGATCGTCGCTGGGTTATTGATACAATTGTGGGCGATATGATGGGCGACGGCAAGACTGGTCGCGCTGTAAACCAAACTACCGGCACAAGGAAGCAGGGTGTATGAGTACGCTAATAGAGCGAGTATATGCTTCGGCTGGCTCGGAGGTAATCATTGACACCATCGAGCTTGCCTGTCCAGCATGGACGGAATCGCTATACATCGTCAAAGGGTTTGAGGATATGACCCTAGGCATTGATGGCGTGACGTTTAAGTCGTTCATGGCAGCGCCAATTTCCATTGCTCTACCTAAGAAGAATAACCAAGGCGCGCAGACGCTGAACTTCGCAATCGATAATGTGACAGGGCAGGCTCAGCGCTTGATTGATACTGCCATTGAGAGCGAGCAGCGTATCCGCCTTACATTCCGTCGCTATCTGAATACCGACCTGACACAGCCATCAGAACGCGAGTTTTACGCTACCGTGCTTGGCGGAAACGTAAGTGGTACTACGGTTTCTATTGAGGCTGGGTTTCAGGACATTCTAAACTTTGCATGGCCTCGGAAACTGTATACAACTGAGTTCGCCCCTGGCCTGAAGTACCTTTAATGCAGTGGCTCAATCATTATCTATCCGCAATATACGAAGACGGTGCGCGCGGTCCTGATAAGTACGATTGTTATGGAGTCGCGAGAGAAGTTCGCCACATACACTGCGGAAAACGCCTACTCCCATCATTCGGCGCAATTCGCAACACGCAGCCAAAAGAATTCACTCGCGCCTATCAACAAGAAGCGGCCTCAATGGAAGAATGCGCGCCGGAGCACGGCGCAATAGCAGCCGTATTCCGTGGACCTTTATGCATCCATGTCGCTGTTATAATTGAACTAGAAAATGGACTGCACGCGCTTGAGATAAACCCAAAGAAGGGTGCCCGCCTGCTGAGAGTCCACGATTTTGAATCCCAATACCTAAGAGTGATTTATTACCGTGACCGTTAGAGTATTCGGATCAAAGCTTAACGATGAGCCATGCGAAGAATATTCGGTTGGCGGTATCTCTGTGCGTGACTGGCTGGCCGAGAACGTGCCTAGCTATTCTGATATGGATGTTCACCCGATCAGCGTTTCGCTTAATGGATCAGTTGTTGATGCTAGCGAGTGGGCGCTAACTGTCTTCTCGAAAGACGACACAGTTGATATTGTCATTGAGCCAAAAGGAACAGAACTGTTCTTCGGAGCACTGTTCTTAGTCGCCATCAAGCTGATGACGCCAAAGATTCCGAAAGTTAATGCTACTAGCCAGAACGGCGAAGGTATTAACGAGGCGTCTATTAAGGGCAACAAGGTCAAGATCAACTCTCCTGTGCGCGAGATTGCAGGCCGTCGCAAGGTTTATCCGGACTACCTTCTGCCTCCGCGCCGCTACTTTGCTAGCCCCCGTGAGCAGCGAGTGGAGATGCTGTTGTGCGTTGGCGTTGGCGACCATGACATTCCTTCGGACAAGATCCTGATTGGCGATACTCCGGCAATCTCTCTTGGCTCGGATGTTATCTATAGCGTCTATCCACCAGGCACTAACATTTCTGGCGATCCTGCGCACTTCTGGTGGAATGATGTAACAGAGGTTGGTTCTAGTTCTAACGGGTCGTCTGGTCTTGAACTGACTATCGCCAATGCTTTGACGCCAAGTTTCGTAGCCTCATCGATTCAGTACAACGCATTCAATATCAATATTCCTGCCGGCCAAGGTTCGTTCCCTGCCGACTGGTCTTCTGGCCTTATCATCCGAGCAATCATTCCGTATCAGTACGAGTTCGTTGATGGTGGAGCTGGACGCGACATTATCCGAGGCTTCAACCTGCAAATGTTAGCGCCATCTGTTGGCGATAACATTGAAATCTCTGGCGTCAATGGCGGCTTGTATGTAGTCAACAGCTACACGCCAGCTGTTGGTGCTACGCCTCCAGAGATGACGCTTAACTTCGTTGGCGGATCTCCCGTTACATCGTTCACACTTGGAACAATCGTAACCTGCATCGGCCCTGTAGGCCTTCGTTACCGCATCACTGTATTCAGCACGCCACAGCTGACTATCCAGCGCCTTACGTCGTCAGGCTCTACAGATACAGGATTCTCTGGCTTTACGTTCCTCTCGACTACCGCATCCTCTATCGTTCTGGATCAGTCCAGCTTGCAGGGTGGCTATCGAGGCCCGTTCGCCGTATGTCCGTCTGGCGAGAAAGCCTACTCCATTGAGTGGGATGTTTTCTTTCCTGGCGGCTTGATCGGCCTTGGCGCAAAGAATGGCGACCGATACACCGTACCAGCCACTCACTATTTCGAGTGGCGCGATATGGATATCGCAGGTGCGTGGACTGTTGAGACTCGCACCGTAAGCAACGTATCTCTTGATGCTGTCGGCTACACGTTCAAGATTGACCTTCCTTATCCAATGCGCGCAGAGGCTCGTATCCGTCGAAGTCCTGTGGTGTCTCAGGAATGGCAGGACTCGGCTGTTTGGTATGGCTGCCGTTCATTGCTTGCATCGCCTATTTCCTATGAAGGCGTGACGATCATGGCAGTGAATGCTCGCGGCGGTGATCGCCTCTCTGCGCAATCTGAGTCGATGATTTCGGTAGAAGCCACACGCAAGCTTCCTGTTCGCGTAGGCGGCGTATGGCAGCCCGCGCAACCTACGCGCGATATCGCTCCGTTCTTCGCTTATGTCGCAAAATCTGTCGGCTATACAGATGCTGAGATTGACTATGCAGAGCTCGACCGTCTTGATGCAATCTGGAAGGCTCGCGGCGACCATTACGACCAATCGACTAACTCAAACGGCACCGCTAAAGGCGTCATAAACGATGCCCTGAACTGCGGATTCTCTGAGCTTACCGTTGACCGTGGATTATTGCGTCCGGTGCGTGACGAGCCTCGTACTGCGTTTGAGAGCATGTACACGCCTCAGAACATGACCGAGCCACTAGAGCGCGACTTTACCGCCGTTCGCCCTGATGATTTCGATGGAGTGGATGTTGAGTACACAGACGGCGTGTCTTGGCAGGTTGAAACCGTTGAGTGCCGACTTCCCGGCGATCAAGGTGTTCGTGTTCAGAAGGTAAAGGCTGACGGCTGCACGAATCGAACGAAGGCTTGGCAGATCGGCATGCGCCAACGCCGTGCAATGAAGTATCGACGTTGGGAGTATCGCTGGTCTACTGAGCTTGATGCTTTGAATAGCCGCTACTTGAGCTATGTTCAGGTTGCAGACGACGTTCCAGGCTATGCGCAATCGGCCTATATGATCTCGTATGACAATGGTGTTATTGAATCGTCAGAAGCTTTCGACTGGTCTGATGCTGGTCCGCATTATGTTTATGTTCGTCGCCAAGATGGTTCTAGCGCTGGCCCCTACATAGCCACTCGCATTGATGACTTCCATCTATCTATCTCCGGCTTGGACTTTCCGCCTGATACTTCGCTTGATCGTGAGCCACCCCACTTGTTATTCGGCATCGGGTACAAGGTGCTTATTACCTCCATATCTCCAAATGGCACTGACTCCGCTAGCGTAGAGGCGATGGCGTATAATGAGGCAGTCTATTTAGATGATAATGGAAGCCCTCCATGATTTTGTATCCTGAAGGATTACCGCGAGGCCTTCACAACGGAAGAACCTACAAAACAGTAAGCCCGCTTAAGCGATCAGAACTCGCTAGCGGGCGAGCACGTCAGCGCAGAAACTTCACCAGCGTTCCAACAATGGCACAGATTAGTTGGCTGTTTACTAGCCAAGAGTGCCAGCTTTTTGAAGCGTGGTGGAGAGACGAGCTAATCGATGGCTCGCAATGGTTTGAAGCCCCGCTAGAAACTCCGCTTGGATATCAGGATTACACGTCTCGATTCACCGATATCTATTCTGGTCCTTCTAGAGTAGGTCCAAACCTGTGGAGCATTACAGCCGAACTTGAATTAAGAGATAGGCCAATTCTTCCATATGGGTGGTCAATCTTGCCTAGCTTCATCTTGAATCCAGAAATATTCGATTATGCAATGAATCGCGAGTGGCCTTTGGTTGAGCCTGAATCATTGCTGCTAACTGAGTCGGGTATGACATTACTTGCTGAAAACGGCACCCCGCTCACCTTGGAGAATTAATGATGGTTGATGTCCCGAAAAAGATATCGGAATTACCGCCGGCGCAGTTGCCGAATGAGGGCGATCTATACCCGGTAGTTCAGTTGGCTGATACCCGCAAACAAACCTTAGCGCAGCTTCGCACTGCGATAGGGATTGGTGCAAACGTAACGGCGCTGAACGGTTTGACCGGCGCAGCTGACAAGCTGGCGTATTTCACGGGGGTCGGAGCGATGGCACTTACCGACCTGAAGCCTATCGCTCGTTTGTTCTTGAGTGACGCAACGCTCGGCGCGCAACAAAGCCGCCTCGGGCTCGTGCCTCAAACGTCGACGACAGACGCAACCGTTGGGCGTGTAATGCTTGTAGGTGGTTTCGGCATCGGATCCCGGATAGATGTCTCGGGGACTGACCTAAACAGTCTTTTCACGGACGGGCGATACGTGCACAACGCCGTGCCAGGCGCAACCAATAGCCCTATCGCGTCTTCCGCTGGGTACGTTGACGTGAGTAGTAGCGCGATTCTAGTTTCTGGCTCGCTGAGGTATGAGCAGATGTGGCGCCAGCTCGGCACCAACGCCACGTATCGACGCATCTGGAGCGGTTCCGCCTGGCTGGCATGGGAGCAAATTGTTTACGGTGGCGCTAACTCAACGATCACCAGCATAACCGGACTCACTACCCCCCTAAGCATCGCACAGGGGGGTACAGGGTTGGCCGCGCAGTCAATGACGGCTTTGCCGTTGAATAATAGCTGGGTGGTCTACACGAGTCGGCGCGCCGTGTATCGCAAGGTTGCAGATAACGTACAGCTTGAGGTTGCAATCAGGAACGGTACGGCGACTGACGGCACAGTGGTTGCAACGCTGCCTGCCGGGTTCAGGCCGCCAATTCTCGTGGTTATCCCTGTAACCACTTTTCCTGCCGTCGCCCCAAGCACCTCCATAACCATACCCTCAGTTGTTATAAATCCAGACGGGACAATAACCTGCATCAACTGCACGAATGCCTTGATTTCTTTCTCTGTCATGTTCTCTCTTGTGTAGGGCTATAAATGAATACTTACGACACAAGCGGGATTCCGCTGGGATCTACTGAAGTAAAAGTACTGTTCAATAACGCATCTAATCTTGATGATGCCGTCAATGACCTGATCAATACTACTTGGGTTGATCGATTCGGCAATGCAAGAAAGACTTGGACTGGCCTTGAAAAGGACTCAAGCGATGCGTTGCTTGCATTGGGTTATGAGTTCATTGGCGATTATGATGCAGCAGGTGAATTGACATTCACCCGCACAAATCAGGTTATGTCGAAAGGCGGCGAATACTGGCGCCCAGGTCCGTCGCTTACTCTTCCATATACCACGGTGAATAACTGGACAATCGATCAGCCTAAGTTTGTTTCTGTAGGTGACGCGGCGCTACGCACGGCATTAGCAGACGCAGTAAGCCTTTCAAATGGAGCTGCCTTGGTTGGGCGCACAATGCGCCATATCAATACCCTGGCTGAGCTAAAGACCATAACCGGTCGCTATAACTACGACATGGTTTACATGGAGCGTGTAGACCCAGCGTATGACGGCGGTAATGGTCCTTTCATCTGGAGTTCCACTAGCACTTCAACCGCCAACGATTTCACTATTGTTGCGGCAACAGGCATTTCTACCGGTCGCTGGTTGCGCGTATACGATGACCTAGAAGCCGGAATGTTTGGCGCTCGTCCAGTTGCTGGATTCGACAACGCCACAGCCTTCGCCGCAATCGAAACATTCTTGCGCGCAGAACTGGCTGCTTTCCGAAAACTGCCTACTGTTTGGCTGAACTCCGGCACTTATGAGTGCAGTGTTGCGCCTAACTGGGGGATCCAAGGCGCGGTCATTCTGAACCGTGGCAAGGTAAAAATTCGCGGCACTGGCACCGGATCTGCAATGATCTTGGATGCTGGGGCAACTTTTGGCGTAAACATAACGGCGCTTACCATTGGTCTTGGCACTGGGTTTGTTTTCGAGAACGGACCATCTGCTACAGCGCCAACTGTACTTGTGCGTAACGTTTACTTGAGCGAGATTCGCGGTCGAGTCTGGGGCGCAGGGTTAACTCAGACTGGATGGTCTATCCTTGGCTGCGTACTGTCTAAGTTCTGGATTGGTGCAACACCAACTGAGAGCGCGAAAGAAAATCCAGCAGATTACGTAAACGGCTGGTACTTGGGTGGCAAACCTTTATCCGGCATGACTATTAGTCAAAGCGCGGCTTTTGCACAAGCTTCCTACAACATCTTCTATAACTGGCTGGGTGCTGCCTGTCAAATCGGCATGTACATCGACAGCACACTTGGTAACGTATGGATTGGCGGTGACAACGAATACTGCTCTGATACCGGCGCTATATTTACAAGTCTTGCTATTGGTAACCGCGCATATGGTTTAAATGAAGAAGTAAATACGATCACCGGCATTACATGCGCAGGTAGCTTTAACGAGTTCAACGTCGACTCCGTTAAGTTCTTCTTTACCGGAGGTTCTGGGAATAGACTCGTTGGCGGCATGCATGATCAGATCACGATCAGCGGAGGTACTGGTAACTTTGTCGGCGGTGTAACCTACGGTCGCGGCTTATCGGGCAACCTAGTTATTCCGGATGCTGGTACGAGGTCAGGTTTCGGTCAATGCTACCAAGCTCAATCGCAAAAATGGGGCGTTGGCTCATCTGTATCGGGCTCGATTACTGTAACCGGTTCGCCATTCGTGTACACCAACAACACCGGTCGTCCGTTAATCGTTGGCGTTTCTGGCGGTACTGTTTCGATCTCGACTTACTTCCGAGGCGCGACTAACCTTGGCTCTACGGCTGGCGGCGGCACTTGGATTCTTTCGCCAGGTGACGCGCTGTCTGTGACGTATACTGCAACACCTACCATGAACTTTGCGAGCGCATAAGATGAAAGTACAAGAGCCAGATGCAAATGGTGTTACCTATATCAAGTGCGAACATTGCGGTGGTGGCGAAACCATGATTACTAAGCCTGTGCCAAGTGTAATCTTGCCGACGCTATCCTGTCGTGATTGTCGAAAGGACGCGAGCGGGGCAGTCGTTCCAAGCTTGTCGATGTAACGTAAAAGAAAAACCCCGCTAACAAGGCGGGGTTTCTTTTTAGTGGATGGTAGGTCCATTCGGCAACACCGTCGGCAACTCATCCTCATAACACCGCTCGGCAATCATTACGCTAAAGTCCTGCCCTTCGCACGGGCTCATCTCAATATTGAAGCCAGCCTCGGCCAAGTTAACTACCAGATCCGAAACCATGTCTGGAAACGGGAAGAATTTCAGTTTGATTCGTTGGCTCATTTGATTGGTTTCCGTATTTGCTGTAGACCAGAACACTCATTGCAATAAATAACGCCGTAACTTCTCAGGAAGATTCCGCCGCTACCGCTGATTTCGTGCTTGCAACTGCAAACTTTCTCTGAGAACTCTAAGTTCTTCGCGCATTTCGACAATTCCGGCAAGCCAGAAATTCTTACGCTCTCCGTTTTGGTATGGACAATCACTTCTACCCTCCAGAAAGGCCACTTTGCCTTCCAAGTAATATCTATTCGTCAATGCGCTGTGTTGCATATTTCTTTCCCATCGCTCTGATTGCGGCAGTTAGTCTAGGAGTTTGCTGTGCCTCTATAGCCGCTGCTATTAGTTCGTCAAGTGCTGCCTTCCTAGCTGCGTGACGTTCTTTGTTTTGAATGCTATGGCACTTGATGCATGCTCTATTCGGTAAGTAGCGTCGGCCAGCAACTTCTGGATGTTTTGGGCACTCGGCGCCATAGACGGATCTCATCGATTCATCTCCTTGACCTTGTCGAGGCAGGCGTTCCAGCCGCAAGCCGAGTTGTAGTCTGCATCTGATTGACCTCCGCCTTCATCTTGCGGCTCAGGCAGCACAACCGCTACCGGCGCGGGCGGCGAGGCAAGCAATGGGTTTGGCGAGTAACGCAGCGCCGCCTTGTAAGCAGCATCAAGCCCGTCGTCCAGATCACCACCAGCCTTGCGGGACTCATTAAAGGCAATGATCATCTGGGCGCGCACGTCGTAGCAGCGCTCGACCGGCATGCACGCCATCTGCTGTTCGTCTTGGCGCTCGAAGGAAGGGGCGGCGAGGATTGCGCGCAGCTCAAGCATTGCATCATGTTCGGCGGTCGGATCGTTGGCGAGAATTCGCTCCGCCAGCTCCCGCGAGATTGTTAGGGTGTTGGTCATGGCTTAACTCCAGACATTGGAGACATTTTCGGGCACGGCAGATTGCCTGAACCTTCGTGATAATCACCGCAAGCCAAGCACTTGAAGAGCGCCGGGTGGATGCGTTGATTCTCGAAACTTAAGGCGCGCTTTGCTATTTCGCTTGCTCCCGATTCGGTGGGTTTGGCGACCAGCGCAACAAGAGCTTCGTAATCTTCATACTGGATCACAATTTCACCTGACTGCGCATCCTCGGCAGAATCATCCAGCGCGGTAATTAGCGCTGTCTCAAGGGTCTCATTCCGCTGCTCGGCGGCTGTCAGGCGCTGTTGCAAGTCCTTGCGTTCGGCGCAGCGTTCGCGCAAAGGAAGGGTTACATAGGCTTTCAGGTCTGCAAGGTCGGCCAGCTCTTCCCGCAATGCAGCCAGCTCGGATTGGGCGGCCTTGAGTTGGGCCGATCGATAGTCTGTGTCCAGAACTTCTTCGCCCCCATCGTAGACAATAACGGCGTAGCTATCGCCGCACTCGGTGTGGTCAGAGCACTGATGGCAAAGGCTACCGGCACCTTGTTCGGCCGCTGCATTCTCCGCGAGCTCTGCCGCTTCTTCCGGGCTCGACGCCTCGACCGTGACGCCGCAACTGGCATCAATCAAAACGGTGCATTCGTATTTTTTCACTTCGCTCACGGTCATTCTCCAATCTGCTGTGCCCGATAGGGCGGTTATTGTTGTTATGCGAAAAGGTAAGAAACTGGCAGCCAGAAGAAAACGACAGAAACCAGCAGGCATTTAGTGATCATTTGCAAACCCTCTCGTGGTAGTTTTCTACATCTGGCCAGACACCTTCTTCGATCATCTGGCATTTCCATGCTTGATCATCCAGGCCATCTTGATAGCTCATCCGGTTAGATACTACGAACCCAGCCGAAAGAAGAATTATGATAATTACAGTTGTGATTGCGCGCATGTTCATGATTAATCCTCCATGCTCAATTCTGCCTGCTCTGGGTCTTCCATATCTACGCCGTCAGAGTCAAACTTGCACTCCCAAACGTGACTGTACAGAGAAGAGTACATTTCGTAGCTGATACCGCCGACCAACAAGGCACCACGGAGCATACCGAAGATGTGCTTGTATTCGCTGGTGCGTGAACGCTGGAATTTGTCGTCAGCGAATGAAATAGCGTTATGGATTGCTTTAACAAAGGCTGCTTGATTCTTGGTATGCATTAGGTGGCTCCTGTTGGCTTAAACAAATGGTAAGCGAGCACTAGGAAATGCGCAACAGTTATTTTGGTAAAATGTGGATATATTTTCAGGTGGTGACGTCATGAGCAATATGCAGGCTTTCCTTTCGACAATCGCGTTTTCGGAAGGGACCGACAACGGTCGCCAGGCTACAAAGGATCATGGTTACGACGTGCTGGTGGGCGGGGGATTGTTCTCCAGCTACAAGGACCATCCACGCGTTTTGGTTATGCTGCCAAATCTCGGCATAAAGTCCACTGCTGCTGGTCGCTATCAGATCCTGGCGCGCTTCTATGACCATTACAAGGCACAGCTAAAGCTTACTGACTTCTCGCCAGCCAGCCAAGACAAGATCGCAATCCAGCTTATAAAGGAGTGTAATGCGATGGATGATATTGAGGCTGGACGCATTGCTGAGGCGCTGACCAAGTGTCGGTCGCGGTGGGCTTCTCTTCCTGGCGCCGGTTACAATCAGCATGAGCACAAGATGGAAACCCTAGTCGCAAAATTCAAAGAGTTCTCCGGAGAACACTAATGCCAATCTGGCTAACCGCGCTACCCTGGCGATTCCTCTCAGGGCTCGCATGCGGCGCGTTCGTGGTTTTCCTTTGGCATGATGCGTCGTCGTCTCGCGTTGAGGTTGAGCGCGCAGGAGAGAGGCTTGCATCTGCATTCTCAGTCATTGCAGCGAATAAGGCTGACCAATCAATCGCGGAGACTCTCGAGGCCCGCCTATCAGAGCTAAAGGCAAATGAAACGACCATCATCCGAGAGCGCGAAAAGATTGTTGATCGCCCTGTCTATCGCAACGTCTGTCTTGATCCTGCCGGCGTGCAGCTCGCAAACGACGCAAAGAACGGGCGTATCACAAGCGAGCCTGTTGACGCCTTGCCGGATTCCAAGTGATCTGGAAGGCGTCACTGGTGAAGCCGCGCTAACTGCGCTGACTGAGTGGGGAGCAGCGCTTAGAGAGTGTTCTGAGCGGCATGACTCTTTGATTCGCGCGGCTTCCGGCTCAAGTCGATAGCACCCCAACCGTTTCGTTTTGGCGGGATTGGCTTATGCTTCTTAAATTCTACTTCGTACCCGCGCAGAGATAGCCAGCTCGTTACACATGTTGCATCTCTCCACCCAAAAAAGGATGCGACTTCTGTCTTCGTGCTGTATAGAGCCATTTCCCGTATGACATCGATGGCTGGAATTCCTGTCCTGCGTGTGTATTCGCCAGCAGCAGTTCTATCTTTTGAAAGTTTTGCAACAGATATGTTTTTTCTCTGCTCGTCTGTTTTTTTAGGGTTGTATACAAGATCTGGCGATTTGATTCTGTGTGAAACGTAGTTTCCTATATTTTCAATGGTCCTCTTTGAAACATCAAACTTTTTTGCCAGCGCTTCATGGCTAGCAATTGAATTTATCCGTGCAATTTCTTCTTTTTTCCAGTCCATAATCTGTCGAATCTGCTCAACATCTTCTTCTGTTAGCTTCGAATTTGGGTGATTTTTCATCTATTACCAAGTCCTATAAGTAACAACATGCCCAATACAAGTGGGCGATACGCCGAATTTTTCGGCCAGCGCCTTGTGACCTGCAATCGAGAGAATTCGCTTAATCTCAGATTCCTTCCACTCGTTAAGCTGTCGGATTTGCTCAACATCCTCGTGGGTTAGCTTTGCCTGGCTGTTTACTCTGCGCATAAGGTTTCACTTTGTGTAAGTTTCCGTGTTGAGTGAATTGCCCCGTGGTTAGCGGGGCTTTGTTGTTACTCTTCGTCGTAGCCTTCTGGCACTTGATTGCCTGTTTGTTCCGTGTACTGCTGATTCAGATAGTAACGAACGTCACTCTCAGCGGGACCAAAGTCAGCATTGCAATGAAACCATTGCAGGTATTCGAGCTCTGCTTCTTGTGTGTTTGACATGTCAGGCGCCCATCAGGTAGTGAGCAGGGG